AATCTATCTATAATCCATCCCATTATATTAATATCAAAAACACCCATAATATTTCCAATTAGAAACATAGCAAGAGTAGAACACCCTCCCCAAAACCATGCTCTCATTTTCAAAAAGAAAATATCAGCAGAATGCGCTCTAGACTGATTATAAGCATAATCAGAATCAGAAAACCCTAGCAAGTCGCTAACAACCAATTAACCAACCCCTTATTGTAGGGCCGCTAAAAATTCATTACCAACTGTATTTTCGTCTTCTTGTGTTGGCGGGGTATAGAAACTAGTATTGTATTGCCTAGCACTCTCACGCATCTTTTGACGCTGTTGTTCGTCTCTAGCCTTTCTTTCCCAAAATGCCGCTATCTTTCTATCAAGTAGCCACATTTCTATTTTATCATTAAGTGCTAAATCAAATAGAGCCTTCATAACCATAATTGCTCCAATTGTTCCTAATCCAAATAGAACAGAATGCGCTATTGGCCCATATGGAAAACCTGTTCCAAATGTTGCATAAGCAAATACATTCGCTCCACTCAATGCGCCAACAAAGAGTATAGTCATCACTAATCTAGTATCTTGGTTCAAAACTGCCATCATAAAACCTCAAGCAAATTCAACGGAGACAGCCGCACCAATACCAGTTCCAGTTGCTATGTCAAGATATAGACCGTTACTAGCAATAACGCCATGCATGTCAAACTCTATGGTATCTGTTTTTGAAGTAACTAGATTTATTCTCGCTAATTCTTTACCACTTGCGGCAGAAGAATTATCAAAAACTCTAACTAATGTAGGGTTTGTTCCTGTTAATTGTGCATGAATAGAAACTAATTTGCATCTTTCAGCACTAACGACTGCGCTTGCAGTCAAAACCCCACTACTTCTACAACTAGCCATAGGTAGTCCTCCGTCAAACTTTCAACCTTACAACTACTTCTTAACCTTATTCCTCTTTTTGAGGAGTTTCGGTCTTTGTTTTTGTAGTCTTAGGTTTCGGTTTAGAGATTCTAGGTTTCTTTTTAACGGGCAGAAGAAGTGCCTCTAACTCTTTGTGAGTAGAGACATCTTCTCCTGTTGTTTTAGCCGCTAATACCAATTGCTTAGGAGACAAAGATAGTAATGCTTCCCTATCTTTTTCTTCAAAGGTAAATACCAAATCTCTAGAGTTTAGTCTTCCTAAAGCCCAACGAACAGAAACACTAGCGGATTTCTTCTTTGTGATTCTTCCCGCAGGTGTATCTGTTGCATTGAACCTAGAACAACCTTCAGCAACTATAACTGTTACCAATTAAGTCACCTCAAAGGTTTCCCCAAACTCTAACCCTAACAGTAGTATCTGTGATATTTCCGTTTGCGGCAGCGTTTGTTCCGTCATTTGCTGTAAACAATAAAGCAAAACTAGAACTGCTTTCATAAGCACCTGCGGCTGAAATTTCTACATCTACTTGATGAGTAGCCGGGATAGAATTTCCTGTTATGGTTACACAAGAAATACTTGATAATCCCAATGATGCCGCAGTTACAACTTCTCCCCCACTGGTAGCAGTAGTTACCAAAAGAGAAGCATCAACCACATATTCATCACCAACAACTCTAGGGTTAGTGTAGCCTTTATGGTCGGCTAACAATGTTACTGTGTGTGCCAATTAAAACACCTCACAATAGGTTGGTAATCTTGCCTTGACCCTTAAAGTATGAACAACCAACTTCTGCAATTGTTCGGTAAAGAGCCTTGTTACCTAGAGTTCCGACACCGAATGGGTTTCCACTAGCGATACCATCCTCAAAGTATTGGGTTGGTTTCATAACAGATAGCCAAATGTGGTCAGTATCTAGGAACAACATATCACTAATTGGATTAGCAGTTGCAGATGTTTTAGACATAGCCGCTACAGGAATCAATGGGATATCGTAGTATGTAGAAACTCTAAATCCTACTTCAGCACCCTTTGTTCCCCTAACACCGTTTACAGTTGGAACAATCTCTTTTCTATCCATAAATCTCTCTTGTGCTTGTAACAAGTCAGCAAGAGTTTGAATGGTATCATATCCAGTTAGAATAACCTTTGGTGAACCACCTGCTTCACGAAGTAGTCTTAGAGTATTGTTGATTACAGTCAAAGTCAATTGACGACCACCAGTAGCGGAATAATCATCGTTATCATCTACTTGAGCATCTAGGAATCCTGAGCCGGATGCACCACGAACAGTTCCGTAAAGTCTCTTCATCGGTTCATTGTCAGCATCATCTGTTCCAGAATTGTTATCATACTTTAGAGAGTAGAAGTCATCTGAATCCATTTGTGTGATTTCAGCCGCAGAAGATACAACCTTCAATAGAGAGGTATAGTTTCTATCTAGCAAATCAAGAGATTCACTGCTTCCGGAACCAAGGTAGAATTCAAGTGGCATAACTAGCATTTTGTTCTGAGTTTCAGCATGGTGCTTACCCATATCTTCTCTCATTTGTGCTCTAATGTCACCAATTCCATCGTCAATTGCCGCCATTTCCATAGCCAATTCGCTAAAGTCAAATTGATGTGCAATTGTTTTAGGACTTGTAAATAGTGTAGTGTAAGTTGGGGCAATAGCCGCTAATCCATCACTTGCATTATCTAATCGTGCATTTTCTGGAACACCACCAATAGTATCTGCTCTTGGAGTTGTTGAACCAATATTTGCAGCAGTTGGGGCTGAAACGCTATCGTCACTGTTTGCCGCTACTGCTAGAGAGTTTCCACTTCCACCAGCAGGTCTTTCTGTCATTATTCTCCATCCACTAGATGTATATGGTCTCTTTGAAATAACTGAAAGAGCGTTACATTCCCTGTTTAGCATTGACCAAACTTTTTGTCCGTAAATCTTGTTGTAAAGACCACCGACATCAGAAATACCAACGCTACCAGCGACATTTGCCGCATTGGTATCATGACCAACATGAATACCTGCAACAGTTCCCGCTTGCTTCAACAATTGGTTGTTAAAGCCGGTTGCTCCGGTTAGTCCATATGTTCTTGCTTCTAAATCTGCGATTGTATTAATGTAACTCATCTTAAATGCCTCCTACCATCTTGTGGATATCATTCCAGTCCATATCGGCTAGTTCTTCCATAGTTGGGAGTGTTATTGTTGCCTCTTCTTGTGCTTTTAGGATTGTTTCCTTTTCAGCAGTTAGAGACTTTCTTAGTGCAGTAAATTCTTCCTTTAGAGAAGCAATTTCAGTTTGTGCATCATATTCAGACTTTGCTAGAATATTTTCTTTATGTGCTACTTCAGCCGCAAATCGAGCCTCAAATGATTTCTGCAAGTTGTCGTATGCCAACTTTTCTAGTTGTTCTTGTCGGAAAGCCTCATATGCTTTCTCAATGTTAGCGTTAGACAAATCAAGAGTTTGTAGTTCTTCATTGTCAAATGCTTTTACAACTGGTAGGTCAGAAGGTTTTGGTCTTCCTCCCTCAATGATGATTCTATCTGCTGGTTCACCGATTTCGACACCTGCTCCGTCAAGAGTTGGAACGACTGCTTTAGCCTCATCGTCCTTATACATACCCTTTTCTTCATCAGCCATCTTTTCATCTTCGTCCATCATCTTTTCATCCATCATTTTTTCGTTCATCATCTTTTCATCTTCCGACATATCCATACTCTCCATGTCTTCTTCTTTGCGAAGAGTATTGACTTCTGCCATCAGCGCATCTAACTCTTCTAGTGCTTTTTCAATTTTGCTCATATTTTTCACTTCCTTTTCTTGTTTAAGAATATCAAACTTTGCTTCGGGGTTTATTCCTTTTTCACAGATTGTAACCTCATGTAGTTCTAGTTTGCTTATTTCATTGTATTGTCCTAGTTCGGGGTGGCTTTTCTTTACTTTCTGTATTGCCTGTCCTCCTATGCTAAAACTCCTCAATGAACCTTTTCTAACGCCTCTTCCTATTTCTTTGGCTTTTTCTATATCGTCTCTTAATTTAATTACTACAAAAAATCCTACATCATCTACTTCTGTTTTCCATAGTTTTCCATTTGAATCTCTATATGATTTTACTACTTCTCCTACTTGAACATTAGAATGATTTGTCATTACATTTCTAAATTTTGGATTCTCCATATATTTCTCTACTGCTTCTTCCAGTGCTTTGAGTGTGATTAAATCATTTTGCTTATCAACAATTTCGATGCTTGCATATCCTCCAATCATCAAATCTTCTTGATTTTTTAGAATTCTGAAATCTGTAGCATTGTTTCTAACTACCGCAGAAATCATCCTCCTCAACTCCTTGTTATATTACTCACTATATAAAGAACACACTATTTAGACGGTATTCTGGTTCCTTTGAACTTATCTTCATATATATTCCATATACCTTTATCTGAATCTTTATCGGCTGGTTCTTGCTTAAATCCAGTCCAAGCCAACCACATTCTTTGACCCTTAACAGGTATGACTCGGATATGAAGTTTAGTTTCAAACTTGTTCCCTTTTAGGAAATATTCGTGATAGCCGTGTGTTTGAACCCCTAACTCTACTTCTCCGGAATCAATTATTTTTTCTCTTTCAAAAGACCTAGCGACTTCAGCAGGATATTTACCTGCTTTACCAAACAAATCAAACAGTTCTTCTTCATCTTGAATGTTTACTAACCAGTTTATTGTCTCATCACCTAATTTCATAACGATATTAATTTGATTATCTTGTCTAGAATATATCTTGAATTCTCCTTCTCTATACTCATTAGGAGTTTTATACTCTTTCTTAATATCTTCTCCTTGCATTATCTTAGTAGGATTAGCAAACAATTTATTATCCTCAAATTCTATACCGTCTCTTTTTTCAGACCACTCTTTAAGTTCAGATATTTTTCCTTCGATGACATCTTCATACAACGGAGCATGTTTATCGGCTAAAAAATCATGAACTTCTTTGACTGACTTTTTTCCGTTTTCTTTTAGATACTGAAATATTGCGCCAGTCAATTTAGATTGTTTGGTTTTCATTACTTCTTCTGCTTTGGCTTTCCACATATCCAAATCGGCTAAAGCATTTTTAGACATAAGATTATTTTCCTCAAATCCATAAATGGTAAATCCGTCTAAGTCTCCTTTGATAATAACATTGGTTTCTCCGTGAATATAATCAGTAACTAAAAGTCCTTTTTCCAAAGCACTAACATCATAATTCAAAGACCTCTTAGTATCTTGTGAAAGGAACTCTAATGTTACTACTTTATCCGGCATAGTTACTTCGGGTATTTCTATAACTTTTGCTGAGAAAAGAGTATATCTATCCCCTGTTCTCTTAACCTCATCTACCATAACTCTAACAATATCTCCAACATCTACTGCTATTTTCGTATTGAGTGCTTTACCTACTTCCATGTATTTTTTACCATCAACTTCTTTGATGTATTTTCCTTCTTCATCAGTTGGGCCAATATCAATACCAAGAGTATAAGAAAATAAATTACTTTTCGTCTTTTTCTTATCTAAAACAACTACATCTAAATCTACAAACTTTTTCCATTTAATCCATTTCGGATTCTTTCTAGTTCCTACATAATATGTAGATGTAATATCTTTTATGACTACTCCTTCCGAAGTAGGCATATCCATAATTTTCTTAGAATATTCATCCACATCTTTTAGATTATCTGCTTCTCTAGTATCTTTTTTAGACGGGAAATTAATAGCATCTGATGAATGAGAAGAATAATTATTGAACAAAGTAGTTATTCTTCTTTCTAACGGTTCATCTAATAAGTTCTCATCATTATGTCGCATAATGTCAAACACATGACATCTCAATTCTGCATCGGGATATTTGCCTTTAAAAATATGAGCAATAGTATCCGCACGATGTAAAGGCTCTCCTTCATCAAATAAAATTAATTCTGCATCTAGGATACAATCTCCGTATTTTTTTTCTTTTAATTCTTTTACTTGGTCTTTACATTTATCTGTGATATCTTTTTCGTTATAAGAAAATATTTTGATATTGTTATCTATCTTGTGTAACTGTATTCTCATACCATCATATTTTTCTTGTATGAGCCAACTTCCGCTAAATCCTTTTAGTTCTTTGATATCATCAATTTCAAAAATTCTATACATTGGTTTGTTAGGTATGATAAAATCTGATAGAGATTTCTCCTCTTCCGACTTTTCTATATCCTTCAAGTCTTCAACATATTCCTCACTGTGCCTAGATAAAAGCAACAGGTCAAGCATTTCCATAGCCGCCTTGACTTTCTTTTCTACCTTCTTAGAGTCTTTTCCATCCCCATAATGCTCAATAATATACAGGGATATGTCGTCCGATTCTAGGTCAAGTCCTTCAAGACCCTCCGTAATATCGTCTTTTTCTATGTCCTTGATTGCTAATAGTTCGGGAGAAAGTGCTTTATTATCGTTTCTTAACGCATAATGAACGAATTTCATCATCGTTTCCGGATTAGACATTAATTCCTCTAAGACATCACCTTTAAATCTTTTAGCGAAAGGGTCATCAACTAAATCAGAAGTGTATCTTAGTTGTTTTATTCCTTGAAATATTTTTTGTGCTTGAGAACTCAAAGGATTTTTTGCTTCTTTATCATTTATTATTACATCAGAAATATGATTTTTTAATTCTTTACCTGCCGCATCAAGTTCTCCATATGATTCTCTAATCATTTCTACAGCACTACGCCAGCGACTCCCATATTCATCGGGGTCTTCTTTTGCTGAAAGATAGGCTACTCTAGTTTTTTCAAATAGCCTCAGAATTTCTTCTGATGGCATTTTGTCTTTTTCTATATTAGCCAACTTCACCAATACCACCTACTTAGCGGTATTGTTGCGTTCTTGGAAGAAGGGGAACAGAAGGTGTTTTCTTTTCTGTTGTTTGCATGGCTCTAGTAAGTTCTCTTATTCTTGCTTGTGCTGATTCGTTAAATGATTTTTCATCACCATCTTGTTTGTATTTATCAAGAAGCATTCCTAATTCCTTTGTTGCTGATTCTATTTCTTCTTGTGCCTTTTCGTATCTTTCTCTATTCAATACGGGATTATCTTCATAATCAGATTCTAAAATCTGTTTTAGTATATCCATGGCTTTCTTAAATTCTGTAATTTCTCCTGCTAAACCATAGCCATCTTCCTTTCTAGTTTGATTCTTTATTTTATCAGCCTTCTGAGCCTTTGGCCTTTTTACTTTTACAGTTTCATAATCGTCTCTTTCTGGTAGGCGATTTCCTTGCATTGACTGATAAAGTATTTCCTTCGCTTCTCTAGCCTTTTCAATTACTAGGCTCACCATTCGTTCTTCTTTTGTTACTCTTTCCGGCATCACTGACCACCTGCCTTTTCTACCATTTTATGAATATCAGACCAATCCATATTTGAGACATCCATGACCTCTCCACCTATTTTATTATCCATAGACGGAACAGGGCTTTCACTCACAACAAAACCTGCCTTCATCAATAGGCTATCTTTTGCATATATGGTTCTTTCTAAAGCCTCTACTTTACTTGATAGGGCTTTTATTATTTCTAGCATTTCTTCATTAATTGTTTTTTCTTCACTCATATTATCACTTCTTTTTTTGTGGGTAAACTAAATCATATAGTTGTCTATACAGTAATTCATATTCTTTTCTTAGTTTAGTTGCAGTGGCTACAATGTCAATGTTACGCTCGTCCATAGATTTCATTTTTTTATTTAGTTTCTTATCCGATTTAGTTAGTTCTAATTGTTGCATAACTGAAATCAAATCTCCTAGTTTAGTAAAATCTTGACCGAAAAATTCAGTTGGTTCTGCGGCCTGTAGTGTCTTTTTTAATTTCTTTCTGCCCTTCGCATCCAAAGAATCTAATATTTTCTTTGGGGATTTATCTTCTTTTTTGAAAGTAATTTCTCTTCCATCTTCATAGTAGTCCCAAGTCATGTTCTTCCCTCCACTAGTCTATAGGTTTCTTGTGTATCATCATAAGTTATTTCTCTAGCCATATTTCTGACTAAACTGTTAGTAAAGTTCTCAACTCTTTCAAATAGACTTTCTACTTCTGCACCTAATCTATCTAATCTGTTGATATCTCTATTATTTAAAGTATCGAAACCTTCTATTAAATCTAAACCTTCTATTTCTAATTGAACTCTTCGCTGTGGCCTTTGTCCCGCTTCACCAGTAATCCATTCCATGAATTCTTGTGCTTCCATTTCATCTAGCGTGTCAATAATTCTAGACATCTCTTTTAGTTTCTTATCTATGCTTTGTATGGCATTTACAACTCTTCTAAAATATGATTGAGATTGGGAGTCTCTACTCTCAACCAATTCTCTAATTTGTTGTCTTTCTGCCAATGACCTTCCTTCCGGTCTAGGAGAAGGACGACTCATTTGAACTAATATTCTACTTATTTCCTGCACCTCCGGCAAATATTGATTGATTCTTTCTATTTCTTTATTGACTTTAGTTAGTTTAGTTCTCTCTATTTCTATATCTCTTTGAAGTTCTGCTGTTGCTTCTTCAATATATTCTTCACTATTTTCTTGTATTTCTCTAATAGTATTTTGAAGACCCTTGACTTGACTTCCTAAAGAGACATCTTCTTCCACAGTCGAAGGCTTTTTTCTTTTTCCTGTTTCGTCTAATATTCCTTGTTCAAGTAGAACCTTTACGCCATCTGTCATAGATTTTATTTTTCTAGCAATTATTTTTTCTGCTCCATCATTCTCAATAAATTCTAATTCTGTAATAACACTCTCTATATATTCCTGTGAATTGTTTAATTTTTCTAAATTCTTTCTCATGTTATTGACTATTTTTACGGCTTTCTCATAGTCTTCATCTTTTACAGGCATACCTTTAACTCTTGATATTGCCCTTGAAATATCTTTTTTATATCTACCAATATTTCTATATGCAGTAGGTTGTCTTTTGTAAGTATTAATATGTAATCTAGAAAATGCTTCTCCTAAACTCATATCTCTATCACCAACATTAGAATTAAAAACAGACAATAAATTATCTGTAAGAGTAGAGATATTTACATCTTCTTTTCCCTTTAGAGGAAAATCACCTTGAGCGTTGAAATGTCTTCTGTATTTTTTAACCAAAAAATCTTTATCTCTTTCATCTAATATTTTCATCAAATTTAGATATGAATTTGATTTTTGCTGAGTATTAAATTTATTAGCATAAGCAGTCTGACCTCTAAAAGAAAAATTAGATGGTTCGCTTTCATCTCTTGTTATTTCTAGATTTTGAACTAAATCTCTTGTGGCCTCTAAATATTCCATTATCATTTTTACTTCTCTTAAATATCTATCATATTGTTTTTCCATCTCAGTCTTTCCGGTCTTTTTCTTTTTACCTTCAAGTTCAGCAGTTAAGTCACCTGCTGTTTCTAATTCACTATCATCTCTTTGTGCTGTATCGGGGCTTTGAGCAGATTGCTCTTGCTCAGACATTTCCTGCGCTCTTGCTTCAGATACTTCTTGTTCACTAGCAAATTCCTCTTCTGCTTTAAGAATAAATTTTCTATATTGAACAATGTTGCTAGGATTTATATTGTCAATTAAAGACTTCTTAATCTCAGTAATACTTGCATCGGATTTAACTAAAGATAGTGTATGCTCATCTATATCTGCCTTCAAAAGAATATTCTTCAAAGACTTATCTTTAGTTAATTCAATAAACATTCTATCGCCTCAAAATGGAATATTTTCTTTTTTCTTTCTTTTCATAGGGGGCAATAAAACTACATCCGGACTTGCCGTTGAAGGTATTGCCTTATGAGAAGTATCGGGAGGCAAACCTCCTAATGATAAATCTCTAGTCTTTCTTACTTTAGCATCGGAATTAGCATTGATAGCCTTTACTTTTGCTAGTTCTTTTTTCAATCTAATTTCTTTTTGTCTTAGGTCTTCAGTCATTTTAACCAACTCTTCTTTCATTTCTAGTATCTACATTTTGATTTCCTGCATCTACTGGTAATCCTGTTAATCTTTTATCGGGGCCAACACTCATTCTTGGTTTATTTCTAGTTGCAGGTGGATTTGCTTGTGGTGTGCTTAGTGCTTGTTCTTGCATTTGTCCTAATTGGGAAGCATCTATATTTGTTCCTGCGTATGGGTCTAATTCAACTTTTCCCCCTTCTTCGGATGATTCTCCCTCTTTTGGTTCTTGTGGTTCTGGTTTCTTGAAAGTAAATTGACCATCTTCATCCATATCTACTTCAAATCCTAAGTTCTTAGTAGATGCAGCAATATTAACTTCTATTTCTCTCTTTCTTAGGACTGCGATTTCATCTTCTTCTTCGCTTGGCGGTAATGTTAAGTTCCAATCAGTTATTCCAAATTGTTTTACTAAGAACGGGAAAACATAATTATTGTAGACATTTTGTGCCATTTGAACGGCTCTATTAGTTACTAATATTTGCATACCTTCATTATTTAATCCACCGCTAGTAGTATTATCAGCCATGAATACTTTACTTACTCCATAAAATGCCGATATTCTATCTCTTAAATCGTCTTTAACAGAAACATAATCCATTTCTTTTAGACTATCCATAAACTTAATCCATTCAACTGCGCCTTTACCATTCTCGGCTTCAATACCCATAACAGGAATAAAGTGAGGGTCTTGTTCCATCTTCTCTTTGACTGCTCTCCAAAAAGATTTCATAGAATCCATATTTCTGGTTTGGACTGCTAACAATCCTTTTGGCATTCTACTCTTAGTGTAAGAAGAATTTACATAATTCTCCATGGCAATAAGTGTCATGATGTTATTATATAATGTAATGATTGGTGACATACCATAGAGTCTAGAGGGATTATACTTACTGAAGTGAAGAACCTCACCTTTTAGAAAATATTGGTCTTTACCATTTACTCTATTTACATAATGAACAGGGAATAAATTTGACCCGCATTCTTCACATAAATCATGAGGTTCTGTTGATAACATACCTCTATGATTAACACAAGTAAATCCCTTAGTTCCTCTTTGCCCTAATTCATCAGTATAGATGGCCATAGTTACAGGGTCGCCCCTATATACTTCTTTGATTCTGTGCATTCTAATTTTTTGATTGCCGTCAATAAAGTATTCTTTTACCAAGACAATATAAGCATCATCCATTATGTTTAGGTCATCTTCTAATTCTCTAAGAACATCAATAAATAATTGTTCAGATTTATTGACATAGCCCTCTATAAATTTTTCAGCATATTCTAGTTGTGCAACATCGGGCTTTTTCAAATCAGTAGATTCACAGCGTAAGCACTGTTGAACAGGTCTTTGATGTTCCTTTCCACAATTATTGCACCTTGCTTCATAGGCTTTCTCCCAAACATAACCTCTACGAAAAACTTCTTGCTTTAGTTGAGTAATACAAGTTCTTGCTATAACTGACTGATTTACGATATGGTAAATTATGGGCGCAGTCATCAAGTTAGTTTGCTGTCTTTCTTGAATACCGATGTTGTATATTTTCCTATCAGCAGGTTTAGGGGTCGCCCTCCTAAACAGATTAGTTATGCTAAATCGCCTTTTATCTTCAACCATAGCAATACCCCTATTCAGCAACAGGCTTGGCTTCTGTTATCAATGCTTCGGGAACAGCCGAACCACGCTCTAGGTTCATGACTAGTTCAGTAGCATAGTGTAAATTATTTATATCTACATTGGTTTCATATCCGTTATTATTAGCCCAATGTATCAATTGATTAGTAGAAAGATTACTGCCACTATTAGGAATAAAAGGGCAACCCCCTAATCCATTTATGCTTGAGTCAAACATATTGACTCCCCATTCAGCCGCCACTTTCACATTATCAAAAATATCTCTTCTGATGTTTGGATTTTTGTGAAGATGTAAGGCTATCTTAGCATCTATTCCTCTAGTTAATTCTAAAGTTTGAACCATTTGTGTAGGGTGCGATACTCCTATAGTATCACATAAAACAACGGTTTCGGCTAGATAATCAGCCTTTAGAATAGCGTCTTTAAGAGCATGGTCTTTCGGTTTGCCTTCAAACGGGCATCCAAAAGCACAAGAAATGTAAGCCCTTACATTCTTTCTATCTACATCTACTAACATCTCATCTAGTTCTTGGAACTTATCTTGTAGGCTCATGTTAAGATTTCTTTTATTAAATTCTTTAGAAACAGAAAAGAAAATATTCATATTTTTCGCTCCGGATTTTATTGCTCTATCAAATCCTTTTTGGTTAGGAACAAGAACTCCAAACTCCCCTAACTCTTTTGTCGCCTCAAATACTTCTTCTGCATCTGACATATTAGGAACTCTTTTTGGATGAACAAATGAAGCAATCTCCATATTGTTTAATCCTGCATGATACAACTCTCTTATTAAAGTAATTTTGTTATTTGTAGACATGGAAAATTTACTATTTTGTAAGCCGTCCCTCGGCCCAACTTCATAAATTTCTATATCCATTATACTCACAACTTGTTTGCCAAGAATCTAACATGATGACTCATTTGATTATCGGGGTATGCTTTTAATTCTTCAATAGTAATCCATTTGTAGTCGCTATGTTCAAATGATAAAGTAGGATTCCAGTCATCTTCTACATCTATTCTAAAACAATGATATTTCTTTGGTGGTGTCATATTTCTGTCAAAGTGAACTCCAACTTTAGAGGAAGGTTTAGTGAATAATCCTAATTCTTCTCCCGCTTCAATCATACAGACTTTTTCAGCATTAGGAGTTCCATCTTCATTAAACTCATCAAGTTCTTCTATCTTACCACCTGCAAATTCCCAAAGACCTATCATAGTATCTTCTTCGGGGGAACGCTCAACAATTAGAATCTTATCTCCTTTGTAAACTGCTACACCTGCCGCATGGCGAACACCGTCTTTGTCTAACAAAAATTTCTTTGGGTTATTTCCTTTAGCAAACCAAGAGAGTCCTTTTCTTTCCATTTCTTCTTCTTCTGATTTAGCGATAACTCCACCGATATTTTCTAATTCATCCATCACGGACATTTTACAGTTATCTTTGAATTTCTGAATATCATCTAGGTAAATTCCTTCTTTTAGCCAATCAAAACCTACATGGTCTTTATGATTCTCCCACTTCATTAGTTTGAAAATTTCATCACAACGGCTCTTATACCAGTCGGCCTTCTTGTAAGATTTTTTCATGCGTATCAATTCCAATAGTAGTTCAGCATTGCCTTTCTTTAGTCTGAAATGCGGTAGGCATTTTGTTAGTAATTTTGTCACATCGTCTTGTGAATAAAAATTAAGCCTGTTAATTAGTCTAGTATCTTGTGGTGATTTTTGGTCTAAGTGCATACGACCAAAACCAATTGACTTATGCATTTCTTCCATGAATGCTCGGCCTCTAGTTCCTGTAGCAACTAATCCAACTCTAGGATTCATATTACGGTCAAGTGTGATATAACCGTCTGAATCAATAAAAGCAGCACAGTAGGCCCAAATATTCTTTTTCATCATAGAAGGCATTTTGTAATATGCTCCATTAGATGAAACAATATCTAATTTTTTTATCATCTTAGAAATCATATTGGGTGAAGATATTTTAAAAAGAGGAGTAGGCATCTTTTCATGTATTTCTCTTGCACCTATTCCTTGATTTTCACAGACCATTTTTATAATAAAATCCTGCTGTCTTTCTTTTTTACTTTTTACTATGGATTGGTCAGTAACCTTAGCAATAGCATCCCTAAATTCTTTTTTCGCTAAACGCATATTTTTTTGTATTTCGCTGTATTCTTTAGAATAAGCCATATCTCTTTGTTCCAAATCTAACTCCCAATATTTGCACAATGCATCTACGGTTTGTCTTCTAGTTTCAGCATCTTTCATCTTGTGTAATTTATGTAGGTCTTTTTCATTAAACCTCATATTTAGTAAAGGAACAGAATAAGGAGTTAGCCAGTGTATTGACTTAATACATTTTTTCAAGTGGTCACTATATGCATCTATCATTGTGTCAATAGCCTTAGACATCTTCTCTCTTTGTTCGCCTTTAAGTTGTCTTCTAGCCTTTCTCATTTTTCTAACTAAGTCGGGTATAGTTTGGTCTTGAACCATATATTTAGGAGGAAAATTATCTAATTGTTTTCTTGCTTCTGTAGCATTTATGTTTAGTTCGTTAGATAATTTAGAAATCTCTTCATGTTCAGCCATGACATAGCCATAGCCTAAAACACCTTTCAACTCAATATCTATTTCTCTTTCAACTGTTTCTTTTACTTCGGCTTCTTCTTCATCAAGTTCAGCAAGCCTTTCCATTTGTTGTGCCGCTTGCCTGTATTTGTCAGCCTGTTCTGTCATAATATCACCTTAGAAATTTAAACCGATAGCATTTCTTCTTTCCGGCTTATCATCACCAAACAAACCTAAGTCATCTAGCAATATGAAATTGTCGTTGGCTTGGTAAGTAGCGGCATTTGCTAATGCTAAACTCATAACCATGTCATCATGTGCGCCAACTCCCTCAAACTTACCTCTTTCTGTAATAGCAAACATTGACATTTCTTCAATCAAAGCAGAAGTTGTCCTCCTACTTTCTTCATTACCATAAGGAAAATTCAACTTGTTGTTTTCTAGAGTCATTTGTAGATTCAAAATAATCTCCTGCTTTTTTCTCCTTGTAGTATTAAAGTCATGCACATTTAAGTCTGCAACTTGTCTAAGTTCTTGAGTAAAAGATTTAGCGAATGTATTGGTTTCAAAGAGTATTACTTCTGGTCTAAACATTTTACCTATGAGTTTCACCTTCTGTATATTTTCACGGAACTCAACATTTTTTGCTCGGTCAATATATACTATGGATTTATTTTCATTCTCATCCATTTCTATAACAGTAATTACATTGTAATCTCCATCTGTAGATATAGCAGGGTCTACACCAACAAAATATTTGTAGCCTTCACGCTTCAGTGGCTTCAATACTAAATCTTTATTTTTCGCTGAATCTAAATGTTCCGGGTTGAATAGAGAAGTTCCAGTAGAAATAGGAACACACATATACTCTCTAGTAAATTTAAGAGAACCAATTTCAGCCTTTCTAGCCATTAACGAATCATAATCCCAACGGCTAGGCCATAACGGTTCATTAAGAGCATTAAGGCAAGGATAGGTTCTAAGAGTATATGCTTTATTTTCAGCAAGTTGGGCGTAAATATCTGTGTAACTAAAAGGGGTTCCAATAACTCTTAGCGAAGCAGAATGATGAAGCGTTGGTATCATGTCACCATAAAACCAATCCGTTACTTTTTGTATTCCACTTATACTAAATTCTTTCAAAGGGTCATCAATAATAATTTCTTGCGGGTGAAGACCACGAATCTGCGAACCTACAGAACGCTCTAAAATTTGATTACCGTTGGTAAGAGTAATGTTTCCAATAGCCCAACCTCTAGCGGGTTTGAATTTTTTTAACATGGGATGATTAAACATTTTATCTATGTCTCTCATGTGAACCATTGTCTGTTTTTGGTTAGAAGAAATGTATAGCATTTGATATGGAGGGGGCTGGAAAATCAAATTCCAAACTACCCAACTATGCATGAATACTGATTTACCATGGCCTCTTGAACAAATGATAACACTTCTTTGTGTATTACCCATGAGTTCTAGCCATTCTTCTTGGTGTTTAGCAAATTCCCAACCTAGAACATTTTCAAAAAAATAAGGAAAGGAATTTTTAGATAATTCCATATCCATTTGATGTTCAAAGTTTAGTTCTTCTAACTCCATTATCTTCTCCCCATCGTAAAAGGATTGAAGGGTTCTTCTCTTCTTCCGCCTTTTTGTTTTGGTCTGTGACCTCTTTTGATTCCGGTAAAATATATATCTAATTTCTTGTAATTAGGATTATAATTATGACCATCATTTATGTGAGTAAGTGCAATAACTTTCTCATATCTTTCTTGGTCTTTGTTCATGAGAGAACTAATTTTTGTAGAAGTTCTTGGTAAGTTGCCTTGGGTCATGACTTTAATCATCAAATAACTTTTATCTCCTACACCCGGATTAAGATAGTGCCAATAATCACCCACAGGAAGAGAAGCATATTTTTGTTCTATTTCAGGACTAATTATTTTGTTTCTTTGTATGTTTCTTTCTTTCATGCTTTTCATATAGTGAGGCATAAAAATAATAGCAGTATTCCCAGATATAGAGTCTTTAGTTTCAGCATATCCTTCAGCCGCTTTATCTTTAGGTCTAGGGTCTTGACCATAATCTTGACTGGGGCGGAGTTTGAGAATATCTTGCCATAGCATTTTAATTACCATCCTCAATGTCGTATCTCTCGTTACTGCTTCTAAGCATTTCTTCTAGTATTCCTCGGTATGCTTCAGCCCTTCTTCTTGGTCTAGAGAAGCCCACTTTCAGATAATACAAAACCATCTTTTTATTTATGTCTGATAGATTTGTATATTTTACATACTTGGTTCTATCTACCGGGACTTCATCATTGAGTATTCTTTCTTTTAATGTAAGCCATTGACTATCTGAAATTGCTTTCATAGAATTAGGTTTGGCTTTCACTATATTCCACCACACAGGTAACACATCGTCTTCATACACACATTTGGCAAATTCGTCCTTACCCCTTACTGTGCGTATTCCCCAATTACCACTAGGGTATGCGCTATTCCATTGATTTATAACCTGTTCGGGTAACATAGATTTGAACTCATCAAATCCTTCGTCTCCACTAAATCTCCAACCGTTTCTTCTAGCGTTTGCCATCCACCTAGAATTATCTCCATCTCTATGACCAAAAGCGGCAACTATTGGTTTAGAAGAATTTAATTGTGGTTCCCTAGCGTCTTGTAATGCTCTATTATTGCCACCTATTTCTCTTCCTTTTTTTGTGGCTAACATTCCTCCGACTACAGTATGGGACGGATGTTCTTTCCAACCGACTGTAGAAATAGCGTTTTGTTCGTCATCTACTCTAATAACCCAATTGTCTAAAGCATATATTCCAGTTTCTAAATCAGCCCTGCGGGTATATGGTTCATCAGGATTATCTTGATTCCATTTACTTTTCATATCTTCATATGAAAATACCGCAGGTAGGACTTTTACCACTAACAATTCCACCTTCTTCTTGCGGCTTTTGCCTTTTCACTATAAGTTCCATCCTTTCTTTTAAAACCTCTAGACCTAGCACAAAATGATTTACGCCTCTTAGCGGCTTTACTTCCGGGTTTCAATTTACTAGGTTTAGTAGTAACTGGGGGCTTTAGATTAGAACCTTGTTCACGCTTAAACTTAGCACGACCTTTAGCACTTAATCCTCCTGTCCTCGCATGAATTTTTTTATTGTAGCCCTTGAAAGGTTTCTTTTTCTTTTTTAATATTTCAAACCATTCACTCATAAGCATCACCAATAATATATCCTAATTTTTTACCTGCTTCTATATCACTCGGATAATGACTTCCCATCTGAATTCTAGATAATGATATTCTATCAGCCATTTGTTTTAATTCTTTCTTCTTGTTTGGATATTTTTTTCCTAATGCTATTTCTAATCCATGAGCCGCCATAGAGTGACCACTTGGAAAAGCAGGAGTATCGTCTGTAGTTGTTTTAGTTGATTTAATTCTATTAGTAATTTCATGTGGTCTTGGCCTTTGATATTTCATTTTTAATGACATAGCATAATAATTAATATCTTTGATTAAATCTTCATAATCTTCTCTATCTGCATCAACAATCCTAAACATTTCTTTTTCGGGCTTAAGGTCTGCATCTTTCATTTGTTTCGGATTAAGAGTTTTCTTTTCCATTATTTTTAGAATAGCAGGTATTTCTGTTTCTTCTTGTGGATAACTTAACTTAGGAATATCTACTTTTGTTTTAGGAGTTCTCTCAAGCATTTTACTTTTTTCTTTAGAAAGTGTTCCTTGCCACTTTCTTTTCTTGAGAATATCCATCCAACTCATTATATCACTTTGGTTCGTGTGTATAGATATCTCCATCTTTATGCATGAATATCTTGCCTTCTTTTTCCAATTTGCCTAAGACTCTTTTTATTTCTGATTCTTCACCAAACTGTTTTAGATTTTTCATACCTAATGCTCCGCCTTCTTTTTCTATTTCTCTAAGAATTTGACGCTCTATTTTTGCTGTCTTCATTTTAGGACTGATATTCATAAAGTCAGTCATTTCATCCGGGTCTTCTTCTAAGATATTTTTTATTATGTCTTTCCATGTCATTTTTTCATCCTCGCTGTTTTTCTTTTACTGGACTCTTTTCTTGCCAATGCTACTTTATGTGCCGCATTCAATCTCTTTTTTGCTTCGGGGTCTTTGGCTCTTTTAGCCGCTACTCTTGCCCTTTGCTCAACTAAGTTAATTATTTGTGACTGTCTTTTATGTGGTTTTGATTTAAACGAGGCACTAGAAAAAGTATCTCTTACATCTTTCGCTGTTCTAAATTTAACACTAACAGTATCTTTTGGGTTTTCATCTGTATATAGTCTTCTAGCAGAACCTTTTGGTTTCTTACCAGTTCCTTTCTTTGGGTCGGCTTTTTTCATTTCTTTACTTCGACAATGTGCTTTACAAGTAAAACCCTTAGTCTTATTTGGCCCACTACAAACACAATAAGACATATCTTTCTTTAGAATCTCTTTCCATTCTTTTTTGACATAACCACTAGCATAAGCGGCTTGAGCAACTTGAACCGCTTTTTTTCTAGTTTTAAATGGCCCTTTGGAACCCCAATAATAGCCATCTTTCTTTTTGGTTATCGGCATGGTAATCACTTTTGGCTAAACTTCTTTCCTGTTGGAACATGCTGTTGTCCTTTTTTACGGCCTTTTCTTTTCTTAGCGTCTTGATACCTTAGAGTTTTTTTATCTGTTCTTTTGTAGGTTGCTCTTGGCATGTATCTTCCTTTAGTTTTGGACTTAGGTTTTTTACCCTTATCTTTGGCTCTATGCTGTTCAGCACTTCCCCAATCTTCATCAGTCCAAGTGGATAAATCCCGTTGCCTCTTTGATTTGGCTTTGAGAATTTTACGCCAGTTAATTCCGATAGCCACCACCAGCCCTTTTATACGCTTGAGCCAGCATTTGTGCTTTTCTTGCAGACCATTGACCGGGCGCACCGCCTTTGCCGCCTCTTTTTATTCTGTTGAATATTCTTTTTCTCATTCCGGGTTTGGTATAATTACCGGATTGATTTACTGTAGATTTTCTTTTCTTTTTCTTTTTTAGAACTTCTTGCCATTCCATGTTATCACCTAAAGTTAGCCTTAATCAAATAAACTTGGTCGGAATCTATACCGTATTCTTTTGAAATATTATTATGTGAATCTTCCGACTTCACAATATTTTCTATTTCTAAATGACTCAAATCAACAGATTCTTCTACATACATTCTATCTATCATTTTCTCTATAGAATCATATGTTAAATTCATGAAACCATATTCTACTCTCTTACCTAGTTGTTTTCTTATTATGTCATGAGCCTTTAACATCTTAGTAAGAACTATTGGTAAATCATCTTCTACTCTTTCAAATAATTTCTTAAGTCTGTTATACTGTTTTTTCATGCTAGTTTCTTTTGTTAATATTCCTTGATGTCTGTCTAGGAAATATGGGAGGGCGAAGATAGGGAACGCTTCTCTACTCATATATCCTCTCTCAAAGTCTTCGGCTCTATCTTGTATTGTTGAGCCATTGAAATCTTCTTCAGCATAAGTCATGTCTTCCATTTCTTCCATAAAGTGCATCAGTAAAGCACTGATATAGTTATCATTTCTTTCTTCTGTGTTATCTCCAAATATTTCTGAAAGTGCTACAGATGCCTTTTCGCCAGCATCAACTACTTCTTGAGTTACTTCAAAGTTAGGCTTATCCAAAAATTCTAGGAAATCAGCAATCTCTCTTAAATTAGAAGTTTCTAAACCACCATCACCAACATTCGCAAGTTGTTCGTATGCTCCACCCATTACTGTTTCAAGACCTAAATCTTTAGATAAAACATCAAGGACTTTAGCACCTCTTCCCGAAATAAAACTAGGTGTATCAATAGGTAATCTACCTGCATACATTGGAGTAATGTAGTATTGGTTTGCTGACTCTAAAAATCTAGCAATAATTCCATTAAACTCTTGAAGACTTTCATCTAGTTTTCCTCTAGCAACAGGATTCATTGGTCTTGACCTTCCCCCTGCTTGTATTCTTCCCATTTGTTCTCTATAAGTTCCGCCAGCAGTTGGAGGTGCTTCACTTGTCATTTGTGCTTCTGCGCCAAAAGTGCCTCCTAAAGTTCTTCCTCGTCCTGTGGTTCTTGGGGCTACAGCAAATCCAAATTTCTTATTGGTTAATCCGATGTGAATTTTATCTAATAAATCATCTATCCTATCTTCTACATCCAAACTAATAGTGTCTCCTCTATTGAAACCAGCAGGTAATTTGCTAGGAATTTTAGCAAATGTTCTGAACTTAGAATTATTAAGAACAGAAATAGGTAAGTGGTATTCTCCTTTTTCACTAGCAAAACTATCTTCTATTTGTTCCAAAAATTCATCTACATCAGTTTGGAAATCCAAGACTATATCATCTTGCTTGAGTGCTTCAAGAGCATCACCTATTTCAGCAAACCCATCTTGAGTCAATGCTAATAGTTTTTTATTTCTCATTACTTCAAATGCTAGTAAGGGGTCTATGAACAGCCTATCTTCGTCAATCAACTCTTCTTGTTCTTCAATAGAATCTGTTGCTAACTGTTCTTCCATATATCCTTCATCTCTATGTGCGGCTTGTAATCCATCCCATTGAGCCAAGTAATCTTGTTCCCATTCTTCCATACCGGATTCATCAACATCATCTTCATCTCCCTCTTGAATTTCTATCTTCTTTCTAGAAAGTCCTTTAGTTATGAGAAGATTTTCTAATACTGCTACTAATCTATCTGCTGGCTTTACTTCTCTAACCGAAACCAATGGATATCTAGCAATATATTCTAAATTTTCTGCTTCAAATTCTGTTCTTAGTTTAGAGAAATATTGCTTAAATTTTTTATTTTCGCTTTGTTCTGCGGCCTCAAATAAAGCATCTAAATCTTCTTTGAACTGTTCGTATCTTTCAGAAACCTCTTCCCAAAATTCGTAGATGTCTTCTCTTTGGCCTAATTTAGAAAGAGGAGTAGCACCAAGATATTTTCTAATATTTACTCGGATAGTTTTCATCTTTTGTTGTGTTTCTGCTTGACTAATTCTTCTTGTTAGTAGATTTTGTATTCTTGTTATGTTTTCTCTTAGTGTTTGTATTTGGCCTTCACCATACTTCTGTTTTATCTCATTGGTATTTACAAAACCATCTAACTGTTGCTGAAAAGAATTCTCTAAAATTTCTCTTTGGCTAGTATCTCCGATAGTAATGTTCTGTAGTTTTTCCGTCAATAAATCATCAACATCTAAATTAATCCCGGATTCGTCTTTTATTTTTAATTTCTTTACTGCATCAAAAATAAATTGCCTTGGGTCTGTGAACTTAAGTTGTTTTAATTCAGCCATTAAGCCACTTCTAAATGAACGAAGTTTCTTCGCTAGTTCTTCTCCCTCTACTCCGTCTTGAGTTAATTTTACTCTTTGTGCCTCGACTAATTGTTTAAGAGCAGTAACTCTTTCAGGACTTCTATCTTCGGTGGTCTTGCCTATGTTTTGTAGGCTTTGCATTAGTTTGGTATCTTGTCTAATGTCATCTCTTACTGTCATATTTATCACCGAATCAATTGTTTGTCTTTGAATGCTTTTACTGCTATAGGAACATTGCTTTGTTTTCTTGGGAAATACTTTTCATAATTTTTTCCAAAATCTTCTAGTCTTAGTTGAAACCCACTAATCAATTGTATTTTTGCTTCTTTTAGAAAAGGTATCATCTTATCATTTAGTTCATTAGCCAGTTCCAACTGTTTACTAGTGTTTCCCCTGTTATTATCTATAGATATGAATGTGTCGGCTATTAATCCATCTGTGCCAGTATCTAATATTCCTTGTTCTCCTAATCTAGATAGAACAATTAAACTATTTTTAGGTGATAATTTGTCAAAGGTCGCAGCCCTCGCAGCAGATTCTTTTGTCAAAGGCTCTAATTTTGAATCATTAGAATAGTCTACAATAAATTGAGCAAAATCACCTGTATTCAGCATACTTTGTCTTAGTCTGCCTAAAGTAACTTCTACACCTTTCTCTTTTTGTTTGCTTTCTATATCGTCTATTAGTTCTGATGGAGATACTTGACTGTCATCTAAAAATATTTTAGCGTAAGAAGCACCGGATTTGTTTTCTATTAGAGTATCTGTGTTATCATAATATTCTATATTCAAATCGCCAAAGACGAAATCTGCATCTTCTGTAGTATCATATACTTCTTGGAAAGCATCGGCCTCTTTTACTGTAAATTTATCTTGATACTTGTCTTGGAAAATGTTACTTTGATAAGCGGTAGCCTCTTGACTAAAAGCAGTATTCAAATTAGTATCGTTCTTAATAAATTCTCTAACCTTCTTTCTCTTTGCTTTGATATTACCTGTCAATTCTAAATCTCTAAATGGAACTAAATTTGTTCCTAGACTGCTTCTAGCAGGATTACTATTGTCTTCTAGTCCCTCTATGATAGACTCGATTAGTATTCTTTCTGCTATTTTTTCACTCACAAAAGCATTCGTTCTAACTGCGTCAAAAAATTGTTTGAACCAGTTGTCTCCACCAAAAGTTCCCATTATCAAAAGTCTACCATACGGATTTAAAGATAGGCTTTTGGTGGTTTTTGACTCTTTTTCTAAAAATATTGCATCAGCAGGAAAATCAAAACCATTTTTCATTTCTGTTGGTATGAATTTACCCACGCTACCCGGAATTTCCTCTAATGCAATCAAATAATTCTCAACATCTACTGAAGTTAGCGTTTCCTTTGCATCAAATTTGATTCCCGAAGCAACCATTGTGTCAGTTTCCGATACAGCCGCTAATCTTCTACCGCTACTTTCTAAATCCGGCTCATATTCTGCCATTTCTCTTCTTATTTCAGCAGTATCTTGTCCTAAACTGTTTAGAAATGCGGTAGCGTTAGGAAAATTGGTCTGTATTGTGTCACCAACTACATTTGCTCCGATTTGATTCGCAAAATTCTCGATTGTATTCTGGAATTTTTGCTTTTTTGCACCACTTTTAGGAACAGAATTAAATTTTAAGGTAAAACCATCACCAAAAGAGTCAAAAACTCTTAATTTTGCTCTTAATTTTGTATTTGCCTCGTAACTTCTAGTGGATTTGCTTCTAACCTCGTTGATTTTTTGAGAAAGTTCAGAAAATTTAGTGTCGTCTCCCTCTTTTTTTGCTGAAATTGCTTCATCTACTAGTGTTTCAAGTTGTTTTGTTTCTCTCATCTGCTCCGGCTTGATAGAATTTAGCAATTTTTTTAGATTTTCTTCTATTTTTTCTTTAGAGACATTAGGAAGTGGTAATTTTTTTAGCATCGAATCAACAGTTATGTTGTTCGCTTTGATATTATTTATGATTCCTTTGAAACTAGCAGTCAATTGTTCGGATTCTTGGATTTCTTCTATCAATGAATCTGTTTTAGAGTCATCAGCAAGCGCAATTAACAAAGTAATGTTAGAAGCAGGTTGCGCTTTTAGAAGAATTTGCCAACTCATTGTAATTTCTCCTGCATTTATCTTCTTCCTAAATAAGTTTCATATGAATACATAATAGTATGATTATAAAGTTGATTATAATTTACTTTATTCCAATTAATCTGATGTTCGGGAGGTAATTGCCTATTAATGTCTTTTAGAACTTCAAGAGTCATTTCTTCAATTTTTTTCCTACTTACTTTTTGGGGTAGGCTTATATCATTTTCCTCTTTATATTCCCTAAATTTATCGTTAATTATGTATTCGGGGATTTTTGAAAGTCTAAGAGTGCTTTTAGCGTATCTACCCCAATACAAGTCAATAGCCTTTCCCGTATCAGCATTAGCCCAATCTTGGCCTGTCCAATAAGGGCCACTTTTGCCTCGCACATTTCCTGTGTCCCAACTACCCTTAAGTATATCTTTCCAAGTCATTGTAATTTCTCCTGCATTCTTTGTTTGATGTCTAACCAAATCTCCGGATTATTCTGTGCTAACACTTCTTGAACAATCTGCATTTGATGAACTATAACTGTATCTTGTCTCTTATGGATAAGTTTTCCTTTGAACTCCATAAGATACTTTAGCGATTCTCTAATTTCTCTAGCAAGTTTAGTTAGAGCATCAATCATCTTAGGGTCTAAATCATTTCCTAGTTCATTGAATACTTGTTCTAATCGAGTATCTAATTTTTGAACATTGTTAGAAAGCAAATCTACCTCATTCAATTCTTTTGTGGCTATCATCATAGCCGCACTTTCTTGCACTATAGGAGTAAGGTGATTTTTGACATGGCGTTGAATTTGAGCCTTTGTCGTATCTAAAGCAGAAGCCAAATCTTCACTTGTTATTTCCCCATTCTGTAGGGCCATTTCGTAATGCTTTCTCATAGGGTCTACACACAACTTACACTGTGGGTTTGAACTCATTTTATATTCGCCCATGTGATTTCTTTGGTGTTGAGCCGCAGTTCCACTTCTCCAATTATATTCAGCATCTAGTTCATCACAGGTCATTTCACCTGTTTCCAACATTCTTTCGAGTTCTTTTCTATCATCATGTTGGCAAAAACCACAACGCTTTCTTGTGACCATGATTATCTTCTCCATAATCTTGCTTGCCACATTTTAGAAATAACTTTGTTATCTAAATTACCTTTAGCATCCTCACCGAATTTTTCTCTTCTAGTTTTCCTATAATCAAAACCACCCCTTCTAGCATTTTGCCACGCCCTATATCCGTTAGGTGCTTTGTTAGTTCCTGCTCTCTTCAAAGCATTATCTACTAATTGAATAATTGGAGTCGCAGTAGAAGTCAATCTAAACTCTCTAATTGTTCCCGCAGGTCTTTCTTTTTTTCCTTCAGCGTTAAATCTAGCAAGATTAGCAACAATATCTTGGTCTTTGTTCATTAATTTAAAAGTCCTAGACTGTAAATCCTGTCTTACTTTATTGACTAAAAGTTTTCCACCTGCACTCCAAAAAGCATTATTTCTGATTACTTTGTCAAAATAATCTTCAATGGCACTAATATCTTCATAATCTCTAGGAGGTGCGCCACCTCTTACTTCTTCTATTTCTAATTCATCTATTTCAATATCATCAAGAGCATCTTTAGCATCTCTCATAATATACAACAGACCTTTTGGTTTAGCGAACTGTGTTTCTGTTTCGGAAAATAGTGCTTGGTGTGGAGGATTATTACCTGCTCTCCATTCAGCCGGAGTAGCCTTTTTTCCAGTTTTCTTTTCGTAGTTTTCGGTTCGATAGTGGCCTCTAACTGTTACCTTTCTTCGTCTTCTTCCACCTCTTGTCGTAGTAAATTCAGTAAAAAGAATATCTTTTGGGTCTAATGATGTGTCTTGTAGTGCTTCTAATAAATCAGCCATAGCATCAACAACAAAAATTTCTTGCTCTCTAATTATCCCACCGTCTAATATTCCCTCAATAACTTGTAATGCTTCTCTTGCACCTTGACCTTCTTTATCTGAATTAACTGAACCGGGTCTAATATTTCCAAATACATGAGTAAAGAGAAAATCATATAGTGATGGGACATTTTCTACCATCAGTGTATCGCCACTAATTCCTTGACAATTATCTTTCCAAGTTTGGTAGTCCTTAGCGAACTTGATAGAATCTAGATTTTGATTAAAGGAATTTCCTTGGAATTTGGCTTGCTTCTTCTTCTTAGTTTCCTTTACCATCTTCATCATCCTCTTTCTTTTTCTTTTTTCTACGATATCCATATGTGACATTGAATAGAGCAGGAGAAGAAGTTGTTGTTACTGCCCCTGCCATTTTCTTCTCGTCATCTTCGACCTTAAGAATATCCCTCCAAGTCATTGTTTATCGCCTTTTAGAACATCAGATATTATATTTTTACCTGTTTCTTTTTCTTTTTTATCAATTTTTTTTGACTGAGTATCAAGCCACGAATCTAATAGTTTACACCTTGTCATATTATTCACCTCTCTTCATTCTCCTTTCGTCATCAAACTGAGGAATAAGCGGTTGTTCTTTAGAAGGCAATCCCTGTCTAACTCTTTCTCTTGCTCTCTTTACATGCTCCGGAAGTTCCTCTTCCTCTTCATTCTTTAGAATTTTTTTCCATGTCATGATTAATCATCTCTTGAAAAAGGATTCTTAGATTTAGGTTTTTTCTTAGCATCTTTAGCCGCTTCTTTCATTGGCTCTTTTTTGTTACCATCTTTATCTAAATCTAGAAAATCAGGTTTTGCTTCAGTCTTTTCCATTTCTTCAGACTCTTCATCATCTAGTTTTTCAGTTCCGCAACTTCCTTTTAGCACTTCTTTCCAATTCATATCAATCTCCTCCACATAGTTTTTACTTAATTCCATAGGTTCATCTTTTAGATGTTTTTCTTCAAATCTTTTGATAGCCTCAGTTACCCTGCTTTTTCTTAGCGAGTCTTGCCATGAAGCATTTTTGCTATCATCAAATCTATATTTACTTCTCATCATTTCAGCAATATCTTTGAGTTGCGCTTCATGTATCTTGGAAAAGAATGGCTTTCCTTGCAGTTTCGCCATAAGTTGGCCAAATGCCATAATATCCTCTTGAGTATAGGACTCATCGGATTCAATTACCTGTCTAAGTTCTTGAATATCTTTATCTAATATTTTTCTCCTTTCAGAATATAACTTATCATCAGAAAGTCTATCGCTAAAAGTAAGAACCATTCTATCCAATGCCTGTTTCAAATTAGAATCTTTTACTTCTTCAGCCAACTCGGTTATTTCCTCTTGAGCCACTTCTTCTGTGATTTCAGATGACATCTCATCAACGGTAGTTTGGAACCTTCTTCTATTTCTTGCGGCACTCTCAACTTGAGTCTTGTTTCTGTTTTCTGCTTCAGACTCTTCTTCATAACCTAAGCGTCTTGAAGGATGTATCAAAGACAATTCTTTTCCGGTCTTTGGGCTGACATCCCCCTTTTCATTTAGATTTCTAACATAAAACCTACTCATCATACCTGCATAAATCAAACTAAGAAACTCCTTTCTTTGTGACGAAGGAATCTTTAGTTTATCAGCATAATCTTCTGCATACCCCTTAATTTCTTCTTGAGCGTCTTTGTCTAATTCAGACCCTCGCATAACTTCGCCCATTTTTCTTATCATTTTCTTCCACTCCCCATTCTTGGGTGTTTTCTATTCATCTCTCTAGCCCTATCAATAAGACTGGTCGTTTTTCTTGGAGACTTATCCTCTTGATATAGGTCTTCCAATCTAGCAAGATAAGTTTCAACCATTTCCTTATTCTTATTTCTTGCTTCCATATTAGTATCTCTCGACATTCTAGGAGCCATAGGTAAATTTCTCATCATAGAAACCAATGACATTCTTAGCCTATCTGCATCTTCATCAGCAATATCATCAACATATATCTCTAAAATTTTCTCAATGGCTGGCCTTACTTTAGTTAGAACAGTTTTCAACTTATCTTGTCGAGCCTGTTCCATATCTTCGGGAGCATACCTTTCACCCAATTTACGGGCTTCTTCCATGTCTAGTTTGAGTATATCTTTCCACATCTATTTTTCCCCTAAAAAATATTTTAGGTTATCATCATAAAAGTTTTCAAAATCATCTACATTTCTAACCTTATCTAATTGTTCTAATTTTACGGTTGCCAAATCTTCAGAAGTTCCTCTTTCTGTGGTTTTAGCCCGTCCACGCATACCTTCTAGTTTAGCCCTTATTTCTGGAATTTTCCTATCCATTTCGGCTTGCCTACTAAACTGTAAAAGAGTAGTTTGGGCTTTTAGAATATCTTTCCATGTCATGTTAATTTCTCCGAAAAATTTGTGGCGGATTTTTTTAAATGCCTTTAGGGTCATATTTAGGTAAAGGATTTTCTCCTTGATTTCTTTCTGCTTCTTCTCTATATTCATCCAACAACTCAGTTATCAAACTCATAAGTTCATCTTTCATTTTTTCTATTTTTTCATAAGGAGGTTGAGCAGGAGTAAATTGTTTAACATCATAAGACCTCATAAATTGAGCCTGTGACATTTGCAGAAACATCTCTAGTTTGTTAGAGTCAATAATTTCATCAACTTTATCATCTATCATATCATAAGGATTATCTCGTTTATCAAACATAGGTTGTTTAGTAGAAGGCATTGCTCTTAGCCTTTCTCTATGTTCTTCACTTATTCCTTCTCTAGTCATTCTTTGTTTCAATATATCTTCCCATGTCATGTTAATTTCTCCAAAAATTTGTGGCGGATTTTTTTTAAAAAGAAGGCATAGCCTTGATATGGCTAATTAGGCTATTTGCCTTTGAATCAACATCTTTTAATTCATCTAATAGCATAAGCAATTTTTCTTTAGATTGAGATTCATTACCATATCTACCACTTTCATAGGCTTCACGGAATTTAGTTCTTCCACCCATCATATTATCCATTTCTCCGGCTATATCCGCAAGGGATTTTTTATTAAACTTCAATATATCTTTCCATGTCATCGTATCATCTCCTTTTTTCTCAAAAAATGTGGCGGAATTTATTTGGCACTTGCGTTTTTTTTTAGGTTATATGGTTTATATAAACAGGATAAAAAGTTGTTTCTTTAATTATTCTCCTTTAAAGTTTATAGTTGCGGCCCGTTATAGCATTGTTCGTTTAAATCGTTTTATTATATTAGCAGTATTGTTTGTTTATTTGTTTAGACTGTTTAATCATTGTTTCTTATTCTAGTATAGTGGGCTAAATAGCATAAGTTGTTATTCTCACGAACATATTAGTTGCTTAGTAAAAGGCAGAACAGTCCATGATATAATAGTATGGGCAAAGTAGGCTAATATATTAAGCAAAACTGCCTCTTTTGTTGATTTAAAGCCACTCATTTAAACGAACAGTAAAATAAAAATTTTGAAACAAAGCCATATGGTTGTGTAATCTTTTAGGCTATACAACCATATGGTATTGCTTTGCTATACCCTGCCTAATTAGGACTTACGGGTTTATGGCTTAAGAATGAGCCTTCTTAGCCTCCTTAACACGGTTAATGATGTCAGGAGCGCATTCGCTACGGCTTTCAGTCTTAGCATCAAAATGACAGTCAATAGACGCATTTTCAACATCATAGCCATACTTCTTTAGTTTCAAACGACCCTCAATAGTGCCTTGAATCTTAGCCATGTCATTCAATACTTGATTAACCATAACTTCTTCAATAGTTTTTTTGCGCTGAATACCGTCAGGATTCCATGTAGTGGTGAATTTAAGAATAACACCAGTGTTAGAGTTGGCTAACCTAATGGTCATAGATTGTCCGTTTTGGTAATTAATCTCATGGTCATACCATTTGTATTGCTCCCCTTCAAGGTCAAAATCAATTTCAATTACGCTACCTTCTACCTCAGTCCAATCCTTAGAGGTTTTTTCTATTTGAGCATCACAAGTTTCTAGAGTCAGAAAAGGACTAAACGCATCATAAGCAGCATCTCTATCAGTTATATATTTGGTTTCAAATACAACCTTATCGTCCATAACGATTTGATAGGTCTTCTTAGTTTCAGTTTTCTCATTAAATCCATATGTAGGTTTGCTACCAAAATGAGGGCGTATAGTAATACCTTTCTTTTGCAGGTCATTGGCAAATTTGGCAAATTGCAGGTCGCCCATCTTTTTACCGTAGTTAATCTTCATAGTTCTTACATAGGTTATATCGCTTGACATATCTATTTCTCAATTGATAGTATTAGGGTTGTCGTTCCAAAGTAACTACAACCATATGGTTTGCTTTGCATAACCGTAACCACAGGGGCTACAGGGGGAATAAGCGTTAAACCTATTCGTTAGCCTCCTTGTTTTTTACAGGTGGTGGAGACATTAGAGGGACATTGCCCTCCATTGAACCATCCCAACGGTTTTCCTTATATCCCTTAACAAGAGCATCAAAGGCTTTTTGTCCGTATGATTCCGCTAGGTCATCAATTGTTTCATATGAGCCACCGGAGCGACCATGAGGTAGTATGACCTTCAAAATAATATCTGCATCAGTAATACCCGCAAAGGCAGTTATAACCGCATTCCTTACAGAAGTCGCAGATAGGAGTATATCTTCTGGTAATGACGATTCTCGGCCTTTTCGAGCCATCGGGAAATCTGTAAATGTGCTACCGATACTTCTAATTGCAGTCCAATAAGTAGACCTCAAATCATCGTTATCACAGGCATTTCCTAATGCCATAGAGAGAGTAATGGCTTGACCATTTTCTCCCCTGTCTTCTTTATCCAACCATAGTTGAACCTTTGCTGTGTTTATATTCCAATTTTCTATTTTCATTTTTGTTACCTCCTAAACTAAAGTTTAACACTCAATCCCCCTGAGCAATAGATACAATGGCTAATCGTATATGGTCGGTATATGCAAAGCAATCCCAACCATATGGTGTTACTTTGGTTAAACGCCCGAAGGCTTCAGATGGGTTCTTCACCCCCGAAGAAGTTATGACCTTTGTATGTCCCGGTTTCCCTGTCATAATGCATTACGGTAAACTCCATATCATACTCAGTTAAAGCGAATAGGTGCATGGCCTCGGATAAAACCACGGTCAAGGCTTGACCAAGCCCGGTAACATAAAGATAAATCTTACCACCTGCGAACCATATATCCTCTAACTTATCATTGGCTTGAAATCTTAGAGCCTCAAAGTCATTAGGGTTTTCAATAGGATTGGGAAATATAAAATCCTTAATCTCAATATCGCCATCAATGATATCGTGTCGTCCTGCACATAATCCAACTCTAAACTCTTTATTTTCTGCGTTCATGATAATTAAATTAAATTCATTATGTAGGGTATGTTTAGCAAAGCACCATACCATATGGTTGTTCTTTGAAAAACCCCATGAAAGGGCTACACAGTAACAGGGAACAATCCTTATTGTAATTTGATTTTTATTGATATGCCTGTATAGCGTTTTTCATGGTGAACTATCATCGCTTTTATCTATCGCTTAAGCACCAAATGAGTATAATAGAAACTTCGCCTACTCCATACATATCCGATTAACTGCACTTCCTCTTGATTTCCCTACAGGTCGCCATGGCTTACTGTATTGTTTACCCGTCTGTCTTACCACGCTGTGTTTCGGCTCGTTTCTATATGGTTTATGGCCAATCCGCCATATGGAATAAAAGGTGGGATAGTGAATTGAGTATCACTAATGATGATGTAGATACCGCCTACATTCGGTTAGGTCGCTCCTATTCTAGAAGCCATCAAGCCAAGTATATTCATTTGGTTAGTTAGACCAAACCCCTTTTGAGGATTACGAACTTTCATAGAGCAGTTTCAACTCAAGGATTACCCCATCATAAACTGTTATGTCGCACTACACGAATACCTGCACATTACCCCCGACCAAGAGGGTATTCTGTCAATCCCTGTCGGCTCATGACCTCCGACATAGAATATCAATGAATTCTGTATATGGTTTTAGATACCAAAGATATCACAACCATATGGTATTGCTTTGTTAAACCCCAATTAAACCCCGAAGGGAATAATATGGGGCTACAACGGGAATAGTTGCAGTTTAGGCTCAAACCTCTTCTGAGTCCTCCATTTGAGCGTCTTTCTCAGCCTTTGTAGGGCGAGGGGTGATTTGAGGAACACCCGCCTTATTCAACTTACCAGCGAATCGGCCTTCTTTGATAGAAGTGACCATGTAGTTATGTGCTTGATTGACATAGTAAGCAGTCATTTCGTCCATTGATGAATAAACTCCGCCAGTTCGCCCGTGAGGAACTATTACGGCCAGTAGTGTTGCGTGGTATTCAGTAGGGATTGAAGCAAAGGCAGTTTCTACCACACTCTCCACATTCGCCAATGCAATCTGTTGTTCCTCGGTTAGAGTTGATTCTCGGCCTTTGCGGGCTGATGGAAAACCATCCATAGTAGAACCAATTGAACGGATTGCTGTCCAATATGTGCTTCTTAATTCGTCAGTAGCGGCATTGTCACCTAATGATAGGGACAATAAAACCGCACTCAGGTTATCGGACTTTGGTTGCTTTTCAGCCCAAGCCCTTACTTTACTTGTATTTACATTCCAGTTTGCTTGTTTCATATTTTTTACCTCCTTATTTTGCTCCTATTCCCGTTGAAGCACTAGATAGGATTTCATGTCATATTAGTATGGTTTTTACAAAGTGCAACCATATGGTAACGCTTTGTTATACCCCGAAGGGGGCTTTCGCCTAATTAATGCGGATTGTGTGGCCGTTCCAAGCCTCACCGTTCAAATACCATTGCCAATTCCTTTGAACGATATTAACCCCACTCAAACCGTTTAAGCGTTCTTTTGTGGTGTTAGACTGCCAACCACCGTCTTGAATATATACACCGTTTGAGGTTCTTTCAGCGATTAAGTTCCCATGTAGTAAAAGACGAACCGAATATTCACCGTAGTATGGGCCAACTATTACACGGGTATTACCTCGCTTGAAATTATATCCATTTTCAAAGGCTCTTATTGCGTCTTGTGTTATTTTTCTCATGTTATAGATTAAATGACCTATTACTTAGGGTTGTTTTAACAAAGCGTTACAACCATATGGTGTTGCTTTGTTTACACCATATCTAATAAGATAATAAATAGTCTTAGCATGTCAAAAGCAGCAGTTCAAAGAGTCGCAAGCATTAGCCCAAACATGAAAAATTATGTTGATAATTCTATACAATCAGCAGTTTTCACAGATATGACTATCTTCACTGATGAACCTGACGCTATGATAGGTATTATCACCATGGAGGCAATCATGGCAGGTATTGATAACGCTGTCAAATTTACACTTATGCATGATATGTTGAATGACATAGTGGAGGATTTATTTAACGCACTTGGTTAAATCACCTTGTCGGGTCTGGTGTCCTTATTGATGGAAAGTTGTGAATGCATTAAACAATCCATATAATGGGTGCGGTTGAGATACTGTATTTTCCATCATTAAGGCCACTTAAGTTTGAGGTAGAGTGACGACTCTTTTACGGGGTAGAAATCCCCGACTACCGACACATGGTTAAAACAAAGCGCAACCATATGGTAAGATAGGTCAAAAGAAAGCAAGCATTTGCTATTTACATTATAAACATATGACAACTTTTAGTCTAAGATTTTCTACCCTCCCTGTCTAAACATTACCTTGGGTGCTTCTCAATTGAACTTATATCTATATTGATAGAATATCTATATGTTATATGATATATAATATAGTATAATGTCCGATAGTTCTCATCGAGTTTCGCAAGTGAGAAGAGAAATATCTCTAAAAAAATGACCTAGTTATAGGTATAAGTAAGATATTTTTACAATACTTCTCATTATTCTCATTTCTCTTTCTCTTCTTCTTCTTTCTCTCTCTCTCTTGTATTACATAAATATAAGTCATACAAAATTACCCTACTTATCTATGTGAGGAGAATAATATATATTGATAAGAGTCATGAGAAATGAGAATAATGAGAAGAGTCAGTATAACTAGGTCATTTTAGGTAGGGTTGTCGGCATAACTAGGTCATAATTATTTCTCATCGGAAAACGAGAACTATTATGAGAACTATTAATGCACATTCCTGTAACCATCCACGATAATGTCAATGACTAGACGAATAGATTAATAAAAGTTATGAGTGAAAATGGGGCTTAGTGCTTCTATGTGAACCCTTTTATATAGTCCTAAGAATTGTGAAAATTATGGCAAAAATTTGGGTGCAAATTAAAGTAGGAGAGAACTGCCTGTGGAAAATGGAAGGCAAGGTATTCAAGAAAAAACCATCACTATCAGAAATGCAAGATAGTGTAGGTGGCCGCATTGAATATATGCCTCAAATATATCTAATGCCCGATGTAAAGGAAATGATTGTGAATGAAGAGGGACTTCTACACGGTCTAGAAGATAATTACTTGGCTAATATGCAACTAAAATGGAATGCTCCTAGAGTAGTAGGAGATGTTTTGGTTGAAGTAGATGAAGGTTTCATTACTAAGGATTATTGGTTTAAGGAGGAATAAATATGGAAGACAGAAAGAATATAGCACCTGTTAATTGGAGCGAGAGAAATAAAGTTTTTATCTATCATGCACTAAACGGTATGAGTTTACAAGATGCATACGATTTGGCTATGTGCAGAATGCATAGATTAGCAAACATGAGTTTGCCATGGAAAAAACCACCTAAATCTTTGATAGAAATGCTCAGAAATTATGAAGAAAAAACCGAGGAGGAATAAATATGGAAGAAAGTAATGACCCTGTAATTAAGGCACTTCAAGAAGGAAAATATTTTTTGATTGATAAAAAACAACCGTGGTTCACTCATCATTATAATATGAGTGGATTAGCAAGAGCAATGGTTGATTCGGGACACATACCTAATTTAGATATAATGCTAGAATATATAGAAAAACCATGGAAGTGGACTGATGCATGGGAACACTATAGAGAACACGACAACACTGAAAACTACGGAGATGAATAAAATGGATGACACAACATGGAATAGTTTAAAGATAGAAATTGAAGAATATCTAGATGCTGATGAAGGTTTAGATGAAGGACTAAAGCAAGTCTGTTTGCTTAATTTAAGTATTGGTGACACAAACCCCAATGAAAGAGAAGCCTGTCGAGGCGCACTTAAAGCACTATTAAGAGGCCGTGATGGAACACCTTTCAAGAAGGGACAAAAATCATCAATACCTGCTTCAGTTAGAGTAGTTATTGATAAGATAGTTTCTACAGTAGAAGAAGCATCAACAACTTATTTTAATCAAGACCCAATAATTGGTGCTATTACCAAAAAGCAAAACAGAAGCGGTGGAGGACTTTATGCTGATGCAGAAGAGTATGCAAAGGCTGAAGGAGTCCGAGCAAGAAACCGTTTGGCTAAATGGTATAAGAACCAAGAATGGGACGGAAATTACGATTCACTTCTTTCTGTTTGATTCAGAAAGAAATGAAAGAGGTTTGCCAAGTAATAAGAACTATATCTTGCAATTCCAGTATGGTAAGGGAGTTTTCTGTTTCTCTTCTCCTGTTCTTCCCTCTTTTCATTAAGGTGATATTATGTATGTCGAAATATACATTCAAGAAAGCGAACCCCATGACTCTTATGAAGTCTGTAGGCTTTTGGAAATGTATGATGAATGGAAGAAAGACTTTCACTCCTCTATGAATGACCCCATTACTCATTATTTTTCACATGGAGGTTTTTATTGGATAAAAAAAGAAATGTGGGATAGTTATGAAGAGTCATTAGAATATGATTCAGATGATTTTGAAACCATCGGTTTTTTATGTGTAGATAATTGGCAAAAACATAAAAAATTAGATTTCTTATTTATAGTTGAAAAAGAAAGAAGAAAAGGCTACGCTACGAAAGCAGTCACTCATGCTGACTTAGACGGAACCATTAATGCAGTAGATACTATACAGACACCCGATGGAAAAGCCTTTCTAGAAGCATACAGAAAAAGAGGGATATCATGAGAATGCTAGATGAAGTCTATAGAAAGGCAGACAAAGACGAAGTTTGTCAAAAATGCGGTTGCGATATTCCTCAAGGAAGTAACTGTTTAGTAGAAACTTACACTAGCAAAGGAAGTATCATCACTAACATATATTGTATCAAACCTCGATGTAACCCAATAAATAATCTGGGTCTTAGGCTGTTTTGGGGTGCGGTTTCGGCCACACTGCTCTTTTGGATAGCATGGGGCATATGGGTTAGATGAGGAGGTTATGCTTCTATAGAAACGAAGATTGACCCCCCATGGGCGACCTATATAGGGTAGGCGACCCTCCCTATTGTCTTGACAGTGATACACGCCTCGCCTCCTTCAATTAAATGAGGCGGTATTATTTTGTTGAGACAAATATGGGGGAGTCGAGTCAAGGGGCTACACAAATGAGATGCGACTAACAATCGCTGACTCCTCCCCCACCTTTCATATTCACAATTCGGAAAATTTTCTAAAAAAGCACGAAAACTTTCAGGATGCTCACCTTTTTACACGCATTACCGTTGCTTTAATTAGCAATCTAAGCGTTTTCTTAGTCCATTAAAAGACAAAAGAGGTTTAAACATGATAACAGGAACACAAGAACAAGAAGAAATTTGGAACGCAATAGAAAACACAGAAGCCCACATTTTTGTAAATGCTGGTGCTGGAACTGGTAAGACTTTTACCATTGTAGAGGGTGCTAAAAGAATCGGTAATCAAAAAGCCGCCTTTCTAGCATTTAACAAATCTATTGCTACTGAATTACAAGAAAGACTACCCGAAGATGTAGAAGCAAAAACATTTCACGCATTTGGTTTTGCCGCTATTAGAAATGCGGGTATTAAAACAAAAGTAAACAATTACAAACTAAATAACATCATCAAAGATTTGTTAGGAGAAGATTACCACATTACACCGCTAAAGAAACTAGTAAGCCTAGTCAAAGGCTCTATGTTAGAAGGTAATGATAAGAAAGCAATCAATCAATTAATAGACGAATATAATATTCAATTTGAATCTATTAGAGAAGAAGAGATAGCGGTTCAATCAATTCCTGCTATTTTGACTATGTGTAAAACACAAACTCACCACATTGATTTTGATGATATGATTTGGCTACCCTTAGTAAGTGATTACCCACTTCCACACTACGATATAATGTTTGTAGATGAAGCGCAAGATTTCAATGAAATGCAAAGGGAATTAATCTCTCGCTGTGTTAATGGCGGTAGGTGTATTATTGTCGGGGACAAAAATCAAGCAATCTACGGATTTAGAGGAGCAGATAGTAATTCTATTTCTATGTTTGAAGATAGACTAAGTGGTAGTTCAAGAGACATAAAGCACTATCCTCTAACTATTACATGGAGATGTCCTAAATCAGTTGTCGCTGAAGCAAATAGATATGTTAGTGATTTCAGATGTCCTTCTGATGCAATAGATGGAACTGTGATAGTTAATGCTCCATTCAACCCACAAAGAAACGATATGGTTCTTTGTAGATATAATGCACCATTAATCGGTGCTTTTTATGATTTGATTAGCCAAGGTAAATCAGCCTATATTCTAGGCCGTGATATGACTAAGGGATTAATTACTTCAGTTGAAAAAATTACTAAGAATAAGCACATGGGAACACAAGAGTTTTGGGCTTTATTCATGAAAGACTTTGAGTTTAAACACGCTAAGTTACTAGAACAGAATAAAATAAACCAAGCACTAACTCTTGAAGACAAGAGAGACTGTATCAGTATTTTTGTTGAGAAAACAACAACTGTTGGTGGTATTATCGAAGAAATCAAAAGAGTATTTGATGGTAATGATAAGGGAGAAATAATGCTTTCAACCGTTCATAAGGCTAAAGGTCTTGAAGCAGATAATGTGTATATTCTAGCAACTGACAGAATGCCACATCCGAAAGGAGGGCATGAAGAAAACAATATTTGCTATGTAGCAATTACAAGAGCAAAGAAAACCCTACTATATGTTGGGCCAACACCGGGGATGAATTAAATGGAAGAGATGTTAGAGTTTTGTGGATTTAAGTCGCTATTTGATATGTTAAAGTTTCACCTTTCGCAAGAAGAACTGCTAGATTTACTAGCAGAACTATTAGGTGAAAATGATGATTTAGCAATAGAAATATGTGAAGACATAGCCTATGATAGATATGGTTGGAGAGACTTAGAGGCTATCAAAGCAGATGCAGAAGATATGGCTTATCAAAAGTTTAGGGATGAAAGAATTTAATATTAGATTCCTTATGGAAATACGGGTTTAGCAGTAATAACGGACAAAATACCTCTTGGGGCTTGGTGTTCTTAGGCTAAGGGAGTTTATCATGCGCTTCCTTCCGTTTCCCGCAATTTAAGAGGTGAAAAAAAATGATAAATTGGATTAAAAGATTCTTCGTTAGAGAAGAAAAAACACAGACTCCTAAGTGTGAAATATGTGGCTTAGGAGCCAAGTTTCATATGCTCATTGAGTTTAAAACTATGAAACTAGAAGAAGTAGATAATAAAATATTAATTAGAATATGTGATGGTTGTTATGAAGAAATTAATGAGAGATATAATCCCGAAGGAAAACCACCGACAATACAAGCCGGAGTTTTTGAATCGAGATTACGAACATGAGCAGACAAGAAAAAGAATATGTAAGGAATTAGTTACATTGGGTATGCCGCACTATAATGCATACCAAATATCAATAAGGAGAATGAAAGAATGAAAATAAATTATAAAACAAAAAGAGAATTTGGAAATACAATATATGACGATGGAACAATCGCCATGAAAGAAAAATATATCTTTGAAGATTCAGCATCTATGATGTTGTTTTACAAAGAAAGAGTGGCTAATAGAGTTAGAGGTGATAGAACTACATGGGAAGTTAATAGAAGTGAATTGACTATAACATGCACCTATTGGACTCAAGCCATGAAATTTTATGATGAATTAGCAGGTGAGGAAGAATGAATAGCCATGAAATAAAAGATAGCCTTAGAAAAGTAATGGACTTCTTGGAAGAAAATGAACAACATGGTGATGATTGGAAAAAAGAATTAACCGTTCTAAATTGGCTAATCAGCGAGGCAGATGAAGTTGAACGCAACGCAAGAAAAAATAGGGAGTGGAATTAAATGAATATATTTGCATTATCAAAATGCCCTACTGAATCAGCACAACAAATGATAGATAAGCATGTGATTAAAATGCCAACTGAAAGTTGTCAAATGCTACACACAAATGCCTTGTTTATGGATTTTGTAGATAGGTATGGCTACGAGCCTTCTCTTAGAAGACTAAAAGAATATCATGAGGAAGAACAGTCTATTTTGATGAAACCTGCTATGCTTAATCATCCTAGCACTATTTGGGCTAGACAAACTGATAATAATACTATGTGGTTGTTTCAACACGCCTTGGCTCTATGTGAAGAATATACTGTTAGATATGGTAAAGTCCATGGAACTTATGAGAGAATATTACATACACCAATAGAGTATGATGCTGATTATAAGTTAGCAACTCCACCTCTTATTGCTATGGCTGATGAATATAGAATACCTAATACATATGGAGAACATTGTTGGGAGTTTGTTATAGACTCTTACCGCCATTATTACTTAGAAGGTAAATGGCGTTTTGCTGAATGGAAAACAGAAAGACCTATTTGGTGGCCAGTTAATCATATCAATATGAGATGGAATGCTATGTTTGATAGAATCAACAAACAAAACAACCTATCTCTACCTTTGAAGATGTTACCGTTGGTGGTAGAATGATATTACAAACAAGACACGGTAGAGCAATACCTCTTGTAAAAATAGAGTTTTCTAACGGGCAAATGGAAATCGTATTGGAGTTGATTGATGAATGAAATGTCAAATCTGTAATGGTAAAGGCTGGTATTTAGTTCCTAATTATGAATTAGAAATAATGGAGTCAGAACAGTGTTTAGACTGTTTGGCTGAAGAACGAGATAAAAATACCAATTAACTCTATAGAAAAACACCTTGACCCCCGATGGGGATACTATATAGGGTAGTGCGAGGATACTACTACCCAAGAATAAAGAGAATGATAATTATGTTAAGTAAAGAAGAATTAAAAGAGCAATTAATACTTAATCATTTGATTAAGCATGATGGTCTTAATGAAAATGAAGCAATTAAACTACTAATACAATGCGGTTTAGCCAAAGAACCAGTATTTAGTAATGTTATTACGACTTCCATACTGAATTTAGTGCTAAAATTCAAAGAAAGGGGTGTGCGTTTATTTGATGAAGTGAACCCCTTTATATTGTCTCAAGACGCTATCAATTTTAGTAGAGGTTTAGAGAGTGATATAGTCAATGAATTTGGCGAAACAGAAGGAAGAATTTTCCTTCATCCTAGATATTATAGGAGTGAATTAATATGAAAACAGAAGTAGAATTTAGAATAGTAGATGATAGCACAATGCCCCCAATCATTATTTCTTACAATGATGATGACCAACCAAAAGTAGTTTTGAACACTTATCACAAGATTTGGATAAGTCTAAACAGAAGGTTGATTGCAGGAATCATAGAAAATCTACAAGAAAAGATGGATATGGTTCTAAATAGTTTCCTAAGTGAACAAAGGGCGTTTGAGAAGCAAGACCAACAAGATATGATGTATCTAGGTGATGAATAATGAGTGGTATTGTAAAGAACTGTGTGCAATGCAAGAAACCATTTCATACAATGTCTACTTCTACTAATGAAAATAGGTGTAGGACTTGTTGGATGGATAAAAAGCAAGATATCGCTATTAGAAGAAGTGAGAACAAACAGAACAATGTTATTCTTTCTATAGAAAAAAGACTAGATGCTTTAGAGAGATATGATTTTGCTTATCAAGTAGAAATGAAAGTAAATACAATGTTACAACACATGATGCCTACAGATTTAGAAAAGATGTTTAATGATAAATTAGACAAATATCTAAGGGAACACGAAAAGAAACTTAGAGAACTAAGAGAAAAACAACAGAAACAGATTAGTATATTACATACAAGAATTCAAGAATTAGAGAAGGAAGTGGAAAGTCTTTATGGTTAGAAGAGAATTAGGCGAAGGCCGTTGGGATAAAGTGCTGATGAGAAGAATGGTAAATCTTTCTGTTGCTGATAACTACGATGAGGCTAAAGAAGAATGGTTAGCAACTGGTAGCGTTTGGTGGCGTGGTAATGGAGAAATACCTGAATGGGTAACTAACTCTCAACAAGGTGTTGGTAGTTGTCTATGTGGTCATAGAATTACATATCACTTTGAGATTCTTAATACTGAAAATGGTATTAGAGAATGTGTTGGTAGTGACCATATCAATTCATACTTAATTATGCGACAGATTGCCGAAGAAAAGGGACAATCTATAGAAACTATTACTGAAGAACAAATCCAAGAATGGATTAATGTTCGTGTAGGTTCTATGAAAGCAGAAGCATGGTGGAAAGAAAATGGTGAATCTTTTGAAATGATGTTTAATAAAATCAAAGAGATTGATGTTAGGTATAATACTAGAAGTCAATACAAAGAATACCATTATGATAAAGATATTAGAGAATATGTTTATCCTAAACAACTTAGAAAAAAGTCGGAAGGAGAATTTGGAACGCCACATTACAAAATGGCCTCAATTGTTTGGAGATGGAATCATCCGGACAATCCTAAGAATCAACAGACAACTAGAGGATATCCTAATGATAGGCTTATGCAAGATTTAGCGATATACTTTATCAAATCAGAACCTCTTTTGGAGAAGATGAATAAAGAAAAGGAAAGAAGAAAGGCTAAGATTCTAAAGGTTAAACAACTTATCGAAGAAGAAAGAAGAAGAGAAGAACTGAGAAGAAAAGAAAGAACAAAAAATTCTGAGTTTAGAAACTTACGAACTTTATTGTATGAACCATTTAATGCTGTTTGGGAACACGAAGACGACTTAAGACGACAAAAAGAAAGAAAAGCACATTTAGAACGAGTGGCTAAAATGGAAGCGGAAAAGAAAATCGCTGATGATGAAATGCTAAGTTCTATGAGTCAGACATTTGAGGATATGTGCGAATACTATGGTATGCCCGTATTCGATGAAACCTTTGCGGGTAACGAATGGGAAAGGGAATTTTTGGTATCAATCAAGTATCAATTAGACGCCCAACGGGAACTATCTACTAGACAACTGCAAACTGCAAGAAGAATATTTGAGCAAGACCCGCCTTCGGATGCTCAAGTAAAATACCTAAGAGATTTAGGCTACGAAGGTAGAATACCTAGCAAAAGATTTGCTAGTAAGAAAATAAAAGAATTGAAAGGAGAGAGATGATATGTTGAAAGCAATAAGTAAGTTTATTTTTTGGGCTGTGTTATTCGCAGTCTTTGGAAGTTTGTTGATTTTCTTTTTAGGAAATGACGAATACCTAACGAATGGGGGACTGGAATGAACCCCTTTAAATACAAGAGGATAATAGGAAAAAATAGGAAAGTGATAATATGATTAAGTTAAGAATTTTGAATGAAACAGGACACACAGAAGTAGTGATGGAAAGCAGTGAAGTCATTGAGCAAATCAACACTCACCCAACACATTGGGTATTTATTGACAGTGAAATGGTGGCAAGAGAAGAGATAGCAAATATAAATTGGGACGATGTAACATCTGTAGATTTAACTCCGGCTATTGTTGGAGGAAGTCTTTGATTAGATAGTCCTAAGAATCCTCACGGGGGGAAAAGCCACCACATCTCTCATAATGCTTTTCCCCCCACCCTCATTCCTTAGTATGGTGTTTCTATGAAAGAAAAGAATCCCCAATATGAAATCAACACAAGAAAAAACATGCGTATAGCGACCCGATGTAGGGTTTGTGGCGGTCAGTTATTGACTGCTGAAGAAATTAAAAATGAAATACATGATAGATGTAATGTTGATAATACCAATATGTATATGATGTGAGATAATGAAATTAAAAATAAAGAAACCAAACGACAGTAGCGAATACTATTTTACAGAAATAAAAAGCGAAAGAGCAAGAATTGTCGGGGATGAAACCTCTATTACATACGATAGAAGTGCTAAAGACCCTATACATGGTGGATTAGTTTCCTTTTGGAATGCGTCTCTTTCTACTAAATCAAGAGGAAGTAGTTATTTTTCTATGCCAAAACACGGTGATTACAATGCCGTTATTATGATAGGTAGTTGCCCTGTTGCTATAGAAAAAAGAAAGAATAGATATTATATTAATGGTAAAGCAGAAAGTCTATCTACTGTTTGTCACGCTTTGGCAAGAGTAACATACAAGTCTTGCTTTGAAAAAGATGCTTCTAAGTTATTATTAGGGCTTTACAATACTTTAGCGATTCCTGAAAATATTAAATATGTTCTAGAAAATAGACTACCGTTTACTTTTCACGAATATGAAACTAAATATGATGTTAGACTACCTGTTCAAATGATAGGAACAGATGAAGTCGCTATAGAAATAGCAGACGGTGTTTGGGGAACAATGCCATTAAAGACAATGGATAAGTTATGTTCCTTTCTCGTAGAAGGTAAAAAAAGAAGTAAACTGAAATTTATCTCTCCTAGAAAATTATATTCTATGACAATGGATAGAGAACCATTAGATTCTGAACTCAAAGTTATGATAGAGTTTTTGAAACAGAATAGAATGAAAGATTTAGTTGAGAGGCGAGCAATACAATTAGTTAATGACTTGCTAGCACAACATCCTAAGAGACTCAAAGCAGAATATGAAGAAGATACTTTACATCGTATCTATATTCATGGAAAAGAATTTGATTGGATGTTAGAAAATAATAGGTATAAATCAGATATTCAAATGGTTTCTACTTATATTTGGCAACCAGTTGTTTCTTTTGAAAAGGTTCTCAATGATGAAGGAGAACCAACGGGCGAAGAAATAAAGATAGTAAATAATCCTAAATGGCAAGGCCCGATATGCATAGATAATATGTCTAAAGGTTCTCCATTAGGCGACCAATTTGCTGCTAGAGCGTTAGCCCTACTCAATGATACTTTTACAATAACAATAGTGAATACAATAAAGCGATATATTGTCGCAGATGCCAATGAATATAGAGTTGATTTTAATGAAATGTAAAGAATGTGGTTCGATAGAAATAACCTTTGATGAGAGGCTAGGAGAGAAGTGTTGTGCTGAATGTGGTTTAGTTATCATAACAGGTATGTTTGAAGAAACGGTTAATCCAGTAGAAAGAGGAGATAACTATTCACTAAAGCACAGTGCTGATAAAGGCAGATTAGGGTCTTTGGTAACAGGTAAAGGTGCTTCTAAATATAATAGACACAATCCAGTATTGCCGAGAAATGTTATCAATGGCATTACTCATTGTAATATGGTTATGGCTAATCTAAGACTACCAATCAATCTTACAGAAAGAATACAAAAAGTGTATTTAGAATTATACAATAGCCATACACTTAGGAACTTTACCTTAGAAGAAAGAGCAACCGCTATTGTTTACTATCTTCTAAAAGAAAATAGAACACCACACCCTCTCAAAGATGTTGCGAAAGAATTTGATGTTAAACTAAATAGAACTAAAAAACTAATTAGAAAAATAAATCAGTTCTATCGTAACTCCATACATTATTCTATAGATGATAGTTCCTATCTTATTCAGCAAACTGCTAGAAAGATAACCGATGAACCACAGTTCATACATCAGTGTAATAAAGTAATGCAGAAGTTTGAGACGCTAATCGTAAATAGTAACTTCAATAAGTCTAGATGTTATTATGCGGCTATATGTGTATTAGCCTCTACCATATTTGTTAGAGGATATTCTTGTAAGTTCATATCTGAACAAACAGGATTCCATAGAACTAAGATAGGTAAAGAATGTAAGAACTTACTTACACTATTAGGTGTAGAGTCTTTGAAAGAAATTAAAGGAAAAGAACTGAACAAATTAGGTGAGTAAAATGGGATGGGAATATGAAATAAATGAAGAAGATGAATACATGATTAAATGTAATCATATTTGGGTTGATAAGGACTTAGACTATTATCATACCTTTTGGGATGATGAAATAGGTAAAGAAATAGTTGTCGTTGCATTCTCTCATTGTAAAGTATGTGGCGCACAAAGAAGAAAAACAGAATATGGTGAATAAAATGAATGGATACAGAAGAGAAATAACAGAAAGATACAATCAAATGTTAGATGATTGTTATGAAGATATAGATGTTTGTGGTATGTTGTGGTCGCCATCTACGGTATTATACCGTGTAGACCCGATAGCATATCGTTGCGGAATAAACGATTGGCTAGATAGTTTGGAAACAGATGGATTATACTGTTCAGAAAGAGAATTATTTAGTGACGAATTTGAGGAGGAAGAATAAATGGTAAGAATTGACATACCACCGGAAGATACAGATGATATTAGAAATCCAAATGATTACAGAATGGGAATGGATGTTGATAGAAAAGTAAAGTATCTATCAGAACTACCTCCTCATAAATACACAGAAGATGAAGTTTTATTCCTTTTTGGAGATATGCATGGTAATGATGTTGATGAAGATAGTGCGTATGATGGGTTTTTACAGTGGGTCAAGTGGGAATTGCAATCCGAAAAGATAGAGCAAGAACAACCGTTGTATAGACATAAAGTAATTCTGTTTCAAGGAATGCCATATGCCATGTCGGATATTTCTTACCATTCTAATGATTCTATAATTACAGAAGATATGCACCCGATAATGCTTGAAATGCTAGGGCTTGAAGTTGGTGATTCATACCCTATAATTACGATAGGAGTATATACTGCTCTAAGAACGAGAAACCCCACTTTCTCAAGAAAATCCTTTACTGCGGGAGAAGATATGTGGGACGAATTAGCAGATTTAATATGAAGGAGAGAATAAAAATGGATAAAAAACAGATTGACACAGATAAATACGAAGAATATCAAAACGCAAGGGTTGAAGGATTCATACCTGCTGAATGGGAGTTTGAGGATTACTTGCTTGCAGAAATCAAGCGGTTGAATGGTATTATAGACTACATTAGAGATGTGGGTAGAAAGCAAAAAAGAAAAGAAGTTTCTGGATTTTTTCTATCTATTATGGAAAAAGTATTGACAGTAAAAGAATATGAAGAATGGAGAAGTGGATGTAAATGAAAAGAAAAATATTAGTAATTGGAGCAGGTGGTATTGGGAGTTTCTTGATACCGCTTTTAGATAAAGTAGAATTGTATGATATAACAGTAGCAGACCCCGATAAGGTAGAAACAAAGAATTTACCATACCAAAATTTTGGTAGTGGTCATGTTAGTTTAAACAAAGCAGTAGTTATGAAAGATACCTATTATGGTTCTGTTTCTAACGCATCACAATATCCAGTTCTTAGTGAAAAACAAATGAAAGGATATGATTTAGTTATTTGTTGTGTAGATAATATAGGTCTAAGGCGAACCATGTATAATTGTAAAGATTTGAAATGGTTAGATTTGAGAGCGCAGGGTCGTAATGCGGCTATGGTATCTTATACTGCTGACCCTAAAATGTATGATACATTGTTAGCAGGTGAAGAAAGGTCATTTAGTTGTCAAGGAGATTCATGGGATGGCTCAAATAAAGGAGTTCATTTCATGCAAGTTGCTATTGCAGGAATGGGCGCACAATGGATTCAGCGTTGGTTTAACGATGAAGAGGTTTGTGATTTTAAGGTGGTGAATGTATGATACCTAAATGGGATGATTTAACTCACACTAATTTAGATAACGCTTCCTATCTTTTTGTTGCTAAACTTAGACAAATATTTCCTGATGTCTTAGAGTCATTAAGGAAAATGGATTTGCTAGATAGTTTAACAGAAGATGAGCGTTCTGTTATAGTTACTGTTCTTAACCTGTTTGAAGAATTAGGAACAGATTACAGTGACAGCGAATTACTTACAGCGTGGGCAGACGCTAAAGTTCAATTAGAACAACTGCCAAAATGGAAAAACAATAATTATTGGTGATTAAAATGGCAAAATGGACGAAAGAACAAGAAATATATGCATTAAGAAGTAAGAGAAAAGGATATTCAATCAAAAAGATAGCAAAGTTGATGAAAAAGAGATATGGTGTGAATAGAAGATATCATTCTATTTACAGTAAGATACAGAAACTCGAAGAAAGGAAAACTATCATTCCCGAAGTGAAAAGTTACGGCACACGGGCTAAATACACACAGGAACAAATAGATTTTGTTCATCTTTGTAAGTTTAATGGTATGCCTTTTGCTAGAATTAGTTTAGCCTTTTACGAACAATTTGGTATTGAACTTAATCTAAGGCAGATTAATTATTTATTTTATCATAAGGCTCCCGCAGATGAAAGACTGTTTGCTAATGCTCCTGCTATTCAAAAAGAATTAGCAAGAGGAAAACTATTACAAGAAATAGAAAAGCCAACAAAGAAACCAAAAAGAAAAGCACCAAAGAAATACACTAAGAAGGAAATAAACTTGATTAGTAGTTGTGGGAGTGCTAAAGATGCGGAAAAACTTTCTAGCATATTGAAAAGAAGCAAGGACGCCTTAAATCGTCAGTGGTATTATATCAAGGAAAAAGAAACTATGAGTCAAAACTGGGATACAAAATCTAAGAGAAAGGCGAAGCCAACGGTAAAGAAAAACATTCAATCTATGCAAGAAGAATGGAATAAATTTAAAGACTTAGATTTGCTAATTAATTTCTATGACCTTTCCATAGACGAGGCAACAGCCCGATATGGATTTTCATATGAGACAATAGCGGGAAGGTTGGAACATTTAATAAACTCCAATAACCCCGACAATATTGCCCTAGTTATGGAAGCCACTAAAGTTGTCAAAGGGCGTAAGGAACAACAGCCTACTGAAACAAAACCAAGCCGCAGACAACTAAGGAAAGAGCGAAAGATGGCAAAGAAAGAAGCAAGGCAGAAGAAAAGAATCGAAAGAATGGAAAAGAGGCTAAAGAAATTAAGAGGTGAAAAGAAATGAGTAGAAGCGGTGATTGGTTCATAAGAGAAGAAGAGAAAAGAAATGGCGATGATGGATATGATAGATATATCGAAGAATTGGAGTGGGCTAAAGCAGAAGAAGAATTTGAGGCTTTAGAGAAGGCTAGAGAAAAGGCAGAACAACATATTCTGAATACTTGGACTCAAGAGGCTCTTTTAACTCTTGAATCTATTGATGTTGCTTGGAAAGATAGGGGCTGTGTTGATGAATTAGCATATAAGAATTTTAAATTTCATGATGCGATTTGGCATTCTTCAACAGAAATCCTTCCTAATTTAGAAGTGCAGGTAGTAATTGATAGTCAAAACAATTGTTATGTTACTACTGGTTCTCCGGGTTATGTTGAATTTGGTATGCAACCACCAATAGGAATGAAATTACCTATTAGATGCTGGATTCACACTCATCCTTTTGGTAGTGCTTATTTTAGTGGTGTAGATATTAAAACAGTAAGTCAATGGAAGCCTCTAATGACTGAAGCATATGTATTAGGTGGCGAAGGTCATTTCGGCTATTGGCATCAAGATAAACCTAAGCAGTTGAAAATCTATAAAGAATTTAACTTAGAAAGAATTCAGGATTGGAATAAAGGAGAGGAAGAAGAGTGAGGAAAAGAGAAAAGAAATATGCAGAAGTAGTTGAGGTCATTGAGGCTAAGACTCTTACAGATAAAATTAGAGAACATAGGGAGAGACATCCCAATGACAATAATACTAAAAAAAATAACAAAGGTGTAATTTGGAGAAAGCCAACTGAGAAAGATAAGCAACTAAAAGAATTCTACAAAACAAATGTTTGGACTTCTTTTGGTTCTAATGGCTGGATTGCGTTACCTATAGAGGATGAGGAAGAATGACTTACAATAGGATACAAAAACGAAGAATACTAATCCCCAAGATGGAAACTAAAGAACCTGCAAAAGAAAAATCTTTTGCAGAAGAATTGAAAGAATTACATCTAAGTTTTATTGCTCAAAATAAGAAAAAAGAGGAAGCAATAAAGCAAGAAAGTGTGAATTATGAAAAAATGTATGAAGCCCTCAAAAAAGAATATGATAGGTTAAAATCACGAATGGAAAATAATAGCCAAACAGTTTCCGGGTCTAATAACATACAAATTTCAGCAGGTAAAGATGTAAATATAACAATAAGTGAAGGAGATAAGTTTAGCGATTCAGTAAATGTGGAGGAAAGAAAATGACAACAATTATGATTTGTGTTTATTGCGAGGGAGAAGCAGACGATGATGTAGGTTATTGGTCTTGTCCTGTTTGTAATGAATATGACGGAGTAAAAGAAGTAAACAAAAAAGAATGGTATGGTGAACAAGAATGAAAGCAGTAGGAGAATATGTAATAGTAGAGCAAGAAGTATCTTCAGCAAGTAGAATTATGATTAAAGAGAATAATGTTGGGAAAGTGATTGATTGTCAAATAGACAAATCACTCATTGGTAAGACTGTTATCTTTAGTGAAGCGAAGACGATACAGGAATATGATGGATATAAGTTTGTGCCAATAGCACAAGTAATGGCGGTGATTGAATGAATGATATAGAATTATACGAAGATATTTTGTTAAGAATGATTGATGTAACGGAAAATGGAGATTTGTTTAGAGAGGAAATAGATGATAGGCTTTTAGTCGGTGAACTAGAGTTTTTGTTAATGATGATAAAAACACTATTGAATACAATTCCCGAAAAGAAACAAGCCTATGATTTGTGGAGAGGAATACAAACAAGGTTGGTGGAAGAATGATAATACATGGAAATGAAGTAAAAGAAAAGTTGTTAGAAGGAATTAATTTAGTTGCTAATACAGTAAAACCTACACTTGGCCCACAAGCCAAAACGGTTATACTACAAGGTAATCCCCCTGTTATTATTAACGATGGAGTAACCATTACAAGACATATTAGTAGCGAAGACCCTTATGTTCAGATGGGTATTCAGATGGTTCAAAACCTAGCACATAAAGCACAAGAAGGAAGCGGTGATGGAACTACTACTGCTTGTATTTTAGCACAAGCATTTTGTAATGCAATACATAATCACAGTAACCTAGATTTAACCACTCACGAATTCATGGGTCTTCTTGATGATTTTACAGACCAAGTGGTAAACCAATTAGATTCAATGGCTAAAGAAATACAAGATGCTGATATTATTGAAGTCGCTACAATAGCGGCAAATAATGATAGAGTTCTAGGTAAACTAATTAGTGATGCTTTGGCTAAAGTAGGTAGAGACGGTATTGTTACAGTAGAAGAATCTAAATCACATAATACAGAACTGGTAATAAGAGAGGGTATGGAACTTACTGAAGGCTATATTAGTCATTTAATGGCCAATACTGCTAACGGGAGAACTGTATTCAATAACCCTCTTATCTTTATTTCTAATATTCATTTTAAGAATTTTAAGGATTTAATTCCTATGTTAGAATTGGCTTCCGCTAATAGTAGGCCACTGGTTATTTTCTGTGGTGGTATGTCAGGTTCAGCACTAAATAATTTAGTTATGAATCTAATGAATCAAACGGTAGAATGTTGTGCCATACTTGCACCTAATTTTGGCGATAAACAACTAGACGAATTGGCCGATATTCAATCATTAGTAAATGGTAAGTTGTTTACTCAAGAGAGCAAAGACGACCCTACTAATATTGTATTAAGTGACTTTGGTAGTTGTGAAAACATTACAGTAACTAAAGAAAAAACAATTGTAGTTGGCGGTATCGGTGATGCTGAAAAACAAATAAAACTTCTAAAGGGTCAATTAGATGACATGGAAGGTTTCGACAAAGCCCGTATTAAATCTAGAATATCTAGACTAAAGGGTGGTGTGGCAACAATAAAGGTCGGTGCTTCTTCTTCCTTAGAACTAAGAGAAAGGAAGGAGAGATTAGATGATGCTCTTAATGCTACTAAAGCGGCATTAGCAGAAGGGATTATTTTGGGTGGCGGGACTTCATTAGCCCATGCAGGTGATAAGGTAGAAACAGATTTCAATTTCTTAGCGCATTCCCTTTACGCTCCATATAACACACTATTGCTTAATAGTAATCATGAAGGTAATTGGCATGATGATGATTTAGCGGGTTCTTTAGGATTTAATGCCCTTACTGGTGATTACATGGATTTGGAAGTAGCAGGAATATTTGACCCTGTTAAGGTAACTAAGAACAGTTTCTTAACTGCTATGTCAATAGCAAAATTGTTCTATACTACAGATGTAGCAGTATTATTGGAGGAATAAATATGCCCTTTAAGGGAAAGAGAATGAATGTTTTTGTTAAACGCTATTTAGAAGAAATAATAACTTCTGAACCCAAAGCAATAAATACAATATTAGATGATTTGTTTATTTATTTAGATAAAAATCAATATAGAAATCAATTTAAACGAATACCTACAAGAGGTGAACTGATTAAATACTTAACTTCTAATTATGATAAAGTAGAATTAAGTATGTCTACTGGAAAGCCCGTAAAGTCAAATGGTATAGTGCATTATTTTAGGGAGGGATAAATATGGTAAGTGCTAGAAATCCTAATTCTGCACCGATATCTGAATGGGCTAAAAAGAGTATAGATAAAGTAATAAGTTCTAAACCAAGAACCTATCGGGCTATATTAGATGATTTATTTGTTTTAAAAACGATAGAGTATCAAATTAACAAAAATAATGGAAAAAAATACAAAGCAACACGCAGGGATGACATGCCGACTATTCAACAAATGAAGTGGTATCTCAGTAGAAATTATTCTAAAGTATATATTAGTAATAAAACCAATAAACCCGTTAAAACCAAAAATGACTCTATACTTCACTATTTTAAGGAGGAATGCAGTTGAAATGTCCTAATTGTTGGAGAAGAATGCAAGGATATTATGCTAGAAGATTTGGTAAGTGTAAGTATTGTTTGGAGAGTGACAAGAAATGAAGAAAAAAGCCGTAACAGTAACATTACCTGCGCCACATAAAGCGCAAATAAAATGCCCTATCTGTAAAGGAAATAAGTGCATAGTCTGTAATATGACTGGTAATCTAAAGATAGATGTTGCACCAAAAATACCAATTCAGCGTTCTCATATTGTCAAGTATGTAGTTGATAACATACACGACATAGCCGGAGAAATAACTAGACAGTATGGTTTAGTTCCCGAAGTAAATACTCTAGAAGTTTTAGAAGTAAATGGAGGACAATATGAAGTTGTTCAGATTTCTTCTCTTGGTGGTGCTTGTTGGGTTGTTAATCGCTTAGATGAATTAGACACACCTAGATATTTCAAGTCTAGAAATGAACTAGATAAATTCAAACAGGGGTGGATGAATTGAGTGAAATGCCAGTAGTAGGTAGAGTTGTAAGAGATTCAAGACAAGAAGCCCTAGTAAAAAGAGGCGTTTACTGGAATATAGAAGTATTGGATATTCGTTGGTTTAAAGATGATAAACCCACAAATAAAGGAATTAGACTAAACATAGAAGAGGCTAAACTTCTATTACAGATATTAAGGAGGGAATTAGAATGAAATATAGTATAAGCATAAGAGAGGCAAATAAACTACTTAGACAGCCAAACCCAAAGCGTTCTTTTGGAGACGGTTCTACTGAGCGTTTTGCTAAATGTTCTAGTTCTCTACTACATACTTTTTCTAGGCTGATAGAAGCCTACATGGAAAAGCCTCCCAATAGCGGAGAAGGTTGTAGAGTCCAAGTTGAGCATATAGAGAAAACTTTTGCTATTGCTCAAAATAGTTTGGAGCATTTAATAATATTAAAGGAGAGTATGGAAAATGAATAGATTATATTTGATAACAACAAACGACAAGAAATTCGATGATTGGGGTAAAGCCACAAAGAAAAAACTGAAGAAAGACCCTTTGGCATATGACCATTTTTCTCAAGGCTACAATGACATAGCGAGAGGTAACTATCTAGCAAGAGCAAGTTTTGTTTGCTATTGGGAGATATTTACTAATGGCTCAATGGCTAAATTAGCACCTGCTATTACCCAAGCAACTCTAATACATTTATTTCACCGTTTATTAGAAAACAAAAATATGGAAGAAGCAGAAATGGTTCAGCATATGATGACTAACTTTCTAAGACTTTTACAAGTAGTAGATGCGGGGAATACAGATGAAGAAGAGTGAATGGATTTACTTAGCAAATGCTATGTGGACTTACTCAGAAAGAAACGAAGGTGAAATATCCCGCCTTCTAAAAGAACTGGTTATTAAATTGAATACCAATATGGAGATGATTATAGATGACATGGAAAATGATGAGCCGAATGTTAGAATCAACGGACGGTCTAATACCAACCCAACAGATAACAAGAATATCAAGAGACTTACAGAATTTTGATGAAGTTCCTCTAGTGCTTTCTATTCTTTCTAAGGATGAATTAACTGCTAATAATATAGCCTTAGCAAAAGCAAAGAAGTGGATAGCAAAGGCGTTTGATATCTTTGAAGATGAGATAGAAGGTAATTACAATGCACATAATGATTTAGGGGATGCATTATATTATCTAGATTCTTCAGCAGAAACACAAGGTAATCCTTTCAGTATTGCTAATGTTAAGCGTCTATTAGAAATGGATTATGGTAGTATCACTTCAAATAATTATGATACTTTTCATTTTGCTATTAGGGATATGTCAGCATTAGAGCGAAGATGGTTTGTTCGCTATTTACTCAGAACTCCTAGAAATGGAATTAACAAAGGAACAGTAGTCAAGATTATGGCTAAATACTATGATAAGAAAGTTAGCGAAGTTAAGAAACATCTTAATTTGAACAGTATTGAAAGAACTGCAACATATTATGAAATGGGTGAAAATCCTCCTACACTTCTATCACACGGAACATTTGTTGCTCCTATGTTGGCTAAAGATGTGCCTATGAATAAGTGGCCGGAAAATAAGATTGTAGATTACAAGTATGACGGCAATCGTTATCAGATACATAAAGAAGGAGATAATGTGATTATCTTTAATCGTAAAGGTAAGGTAGTTACTCCCCAGTTTCAAGATGTTGTTGAAAGAATTAGAAGTTATGGTGTGCAAAATTGTATTCTTGATGGTGAAATATATCCAATTAAAGATGATGGTTCACCTGCTGAACATAAACTAATGGGAACAAGAGTTCATTCTAAAGACCATGCGGAAGCAAGAGAGAAGGTTAAAGTCAAGTGGGTTATATTTGATTGCCTTAAGATAGGAAGTAAGACCATTATGGATTTACCTTACCATGAAAGATTGCTTTGTTTTGAAGACTTACCCGACCAAGCACATAGAATGGAAGAAGGTGGTGATGTTCTAGCATTCTATAATAGAGCGATTAATGATGGCTTTGAGGGCATTATTGTCAAAGATACTACCTTACCCTATGAGGCAGGTAAAAGAAGCATCGGTTGGGCTAAATATAAACCTCCACGAATTGAACTAGATGTTGCTATTCTTAATGCTAAATACGGTGAGGGTGCTAAGTCAAATGTTTTTGCTACATTTGGTATTGGTGTAAGAAATGAAGGAGAATGGATTTCTATTGGTTCTGTAGGAACTGGATTTAGTGATGAAGATTTACTTAGATTAACAAGAGAATTAAGAACTATTATTTCTAATGTAGATAACGGAACATATTCGTTCTTACCGAGAACTGTTTTAGAAGTTAGTGCAGATTTAGTTACTAGAGATTCTAATAATAATATAGGTCTTAGATTTCCTAGATGTAATAGAATTAGAGATGATAAATTTGCTTCTGATTGTAATACTTTAGAAGATGTAGAGGTGTTAGAATGAATTGTATGTGTAAAGCAAATCATCCTGACCCCGATATTCGTGAAGAATATTGTGATGGTGTCACTATGACCCTATTTGATTATGAAGGTAAATCATGGTGGTATTGTTATGAATGTGGTAAATATGAGGAATGGAAATGATAGAACAAGGTCAAATGACTATTATAAAAGATAAGCGAGGTCTACCTCAAACATACCGTTGTGTAAGAATAGAAAACGGAAATGCTGTTCTTAGAAATGTAATTAATGATGGTGCAGGTGGTAAGCCAAAAATAATTCCTGTAGAGGAATGTCCGTATGTTGAGAATGATATTTTAATTACTCCTAAAAAAGAAGAAGTAAAAGTAAAACCAAAGACGACAATTAATATTTCTAAACTAATCAAAGAAAATATTGATTTAAGAGTTTCAAGGTCAGCAAGATATTTCCTCGCTGAATGGGTAGAAACCGCATTATTGAATCTCCTTGCGAATGCAGAAGAAAACGCTTTAAACCGGAACACAAAGACCATTAGTGCCGCCCACATTTTTTGGCTAGAAACTAACACAGCACCTAACGGCTATTGGCCTTCTAATGAGGAATACATGAAGTGATATTATGTTCCACGATGCTGATATTCAGAAATGGATTGAGCAACATGGAGTAGCGACAAGTTTTACTTTTATGGCATATGGGAAACTCTCTCATGATGAAGTAGACCTTCTTATCAAAGGATTGATAGTCCAATTAGAGGATTTTGATGATACCAAAATGGCAGTGTTTTTTGATGAAGTAAGTGAAGAACAAGCAGTTGCTTGGAATATATATCGAGGAACTTCAATCACATTTGTTTTTGCGGGCGATGAAATACTAATAGAAGAAATAATCAAAACCATCGTTTGTGACGGTTTAGAGTATTTAAGATATAAAGCAGAATATATTTCTAGTCATAGGAGCGTATCGCATGTATAGTAAAGATATGCTAATAGGAATACTATTGGGTATTGCTAAGATGGACTTACACATTGAACGGTCATCTAAAGCGAAATTAGGATATAATGCTAAAGTCCGATTAAGCATAAGAGGCACAGAAGAATTCCTACTAGGAGTCCAAAGAAGCCTTGAGCAACATCAAATTAAATCTAATTATAAACAAAGAGAACATAATTCAAGACCTAAACCTATTCTAAGAATAGGAGGAATCAAAGAACTTCATAAGGTAACTAAGTTAGTGCCTAACCTTCCCGATGCAAAGGGAGAATGGAAAGACTTTAGACAAGCAGTTCACATTATGTCAAATGGAATCCATAAAGAACTGAAAGGAATGGAAATACTAATGAAAATAAAAGGGGTAATCTAATGGGATTAACAACAATGAATAAAAATAGAGCAATATTACTTACAGGAAAAACAGGAACAGGAAAATCAACTAAGGCCAAGACCTTCGTTAAGAATCCTAAAATAGTATATGCAGATGATGTAGACTTTGATATATTTTCTCATCCTATAGAAGATGGGATTATTATTGAAGATGTGCATTATAATGCTGATAAGCAAGGCATACTTACTATCTTGAGATTATACAAGGGGCAGGTTGTATTAACTTCAATCAATGAAAAGTCTGTTCCCAAAGAAATCAAAACTATGTGTCAAATAAAAAGAGCAGGTTCAGTAAATCATCTTTGGAATGAAATATCAGAAATGGCAGTCCATTGCGAAAAACCATCATCATATGAAAGAGATACTTACTCCCTTGTAAATGAATATCTTAGAGAATCGGATAGAGACTTCATGGCTAAGTTATTGCTATTCAATAAGCCTTCAGACACACAGATAATATCTTGGTTAGCACAGAATATACATCCCAATAAATTAATTTTTGTTGATGGTGTAGTAAAACGAAGATGGAGTCAAAGATATTTCTATGAGATGTTAGCCTATGCTCATAGTGGTAAATCATATGGTAGATTAACCATGCCACAAAGAAGACAATATTCACAAATACCTAGATTGGCTAGACGCTTAGGGGTTAAGAATCCAAGAGTGTTACGGCAACTTTGTATGGACAAGACCTTAGTTTCATCTTTTCAAAAGAAACTAAATAACGCTGAATGCCGAATACTCGGCTTAGGTGAAAAGAGAAAGAAGCGAAAAAAGACTAACGCTTCTGGTAAAATACAAATCAAAAAGTTGGAGGACTATGTATGAAAAGAATCAAAAAAAGAATAATAGAAGCATTAGGCGATAAAACGCTTTCAACATATGAAATAGCAAGAATACTAAAAAATAACGAAACAAAAATGAATAGTTTTACCGTTAGGCAATTAGGACAGATATTAGGTAAATCAAAAGAAATAGAGAAAGTTGGTTTTTCTACGGAAGAAAAATGTTTTCTTTACAAATTAAAAGGAGATGAAGAGGAATGATTGATACAGACAAATACGAAGGACACTTGATAGACAAAGCAGTAGAGGAAAAGTCACAGGTTTGGGCTTGGAATGAATGGATGCTCAAAAATAGTAAAACAGTTGATGTAAAGAATATAACGGCAACTATCGAACTACTGAATGACGCACCAAAACTTCTAGCCGTAGTCAAGCGACTACAATACTTAGAGAAGTATGCTCCCACCTTCCAAGTATTCGCACAGAATGAAGAAGATATGGAAGAAGAATACACACAGCATGGTTCTTTGAAAGAGTGTGAGGAATACATAGCGACACTTAAAGATGGATGGGTGGGTAGAATTGAAGTCATTGAATATTATGTGCCTACTAACAATCCACAAATAAAAACAATAGAGGAATGGAGGAATGAAGAATGATTGACATACAAGAATTAGAATTGGAGTTTAACGCCTTTTATGGCGATGAAGAAAACGAGCATACGCTATTAGCAAGAATGTTTCCTTTGATTGCAGAAGTCAAGCGGTTGCGTGAAGAGAGTAAAAAGAAAGGTGCTGTTCTTACAGCATTAGATGAAATGATTAGAAATAATGCTAGTCATGTTGAAATGATGAAAGCACTTGAACGAGGATTAGACTTACCGGAAACATGGAAGGAGATGGTTGAATGAATACCAAAGAAAGGCTAAAGTGGGGATATCTTGAATCTATAGAAATCCTATTTAATCCGGGAGAAGTGATTCCCGGCCAGTGGCTATCTGTTCTATTGTTAATAGATGAAGAATGGAGAACCATGGCAGAAATTAAAAAGAATTCATCCTGCATATTTGGAATAGATAAATTTAGAACATTTTTCAAATGGCTAACAGATAACGAATACATCGAAAAAAGAAAAATAAGTAATAAGAGTATTCAGTTTAGAAGAAAACATAATCCAAAAAAACACCACATAGGAGGAATTTAATTGTTTAACATAGTAGTGTTTTTATTTTTTGCAGGTTTTCTTTATTGGTTAGGAGGGCTATTAATGCCGGAGTTTAAACCAATACAACAAGAACTAATTAAATTCGAGGAGGAATAAAAATGAAAAAACATTGGACTAAATTAAATGTCATGAAAGAGAAAAAGATTATCCATAAAAAAACTAACGACCCAATGAAATGTGCCTTATGTGGCAAAATTGGATTAATTGATTTCTTTGGGCTACCACACCCCGAAAAAGGTGAAGTTAAACTTTGCCGAAACTGTTTTGAATATATTTCAAGACAAGTAGAATTCAATCATAATAATAGGTGATTAAAAATGAAAAGTAAAGAATTAGAAGAAAAAGCAAAACAGGCTGAAGAATTGGAAGAATTACATTCGCTTGCGGTTAATGCAGAAATGATTATTGATGAATTATTACATGCATTAAGTTCAGTTGATATTCAAGAACCACATGGTTGGTTAAGCAGTATTATGTCAGAATTAGTAACTGATATAGAAAATAAATTGGAGGAATTGTAATGTTATGGACAGAAAAATACAGACCAAGTAAATTAGGAGATATCATAGGACAAGAGCATTTTGTAATGGATGCTCATTCGTGGAAAGAAGAAGGCAATATGCCTAATCTTCTTATTTACGGAAATCCCGGTAATGGTAAAACAAGTGCTTGTTTAGTTCTTGCTAAGACTATGTTGGGTGATGGATTTACTAATAATTTTATAGAAATAAATGCTAGTGATGATAGAAGACTAGAAACTGTGAGAACTAAAATCAAGAACTTTGCACAAAGCAGTTCTTATGGTGATGTTCCATTTAGAATGTGTCTATTAGATGAAATGGATGGAATGACTAATGATGCACAAAACGCATTGAAAAGAATTATGGAAAGATATGCCAGCAATATTAGATTTATTATTACTTGTAACGATAGGAATAAAATCATTTTTGCACTACAAAGCAGATGTGCAAATTATCATTTTAAACCAGTTTCTAATGAAAGTATGCTTACTGTTATAGAGAGTATTCTTGAACAAGAAAACATAACTAGGTTCTCAAGAGAGGAGTTGAACCCCTTTATATATGCCATGAACGGTGATATTCGTAGGGCAATCACCGAAATTCAAGCGGCCAAGGCTAGTGACTCTACCCTTCGGAAGCAAGTGGAAGTGGCTCTTGAGGATTACAAGAAAATTATAATGCAAATAATAAATAAAGATACCAATGTGCTTAATGATATTCACGACTTATTGTATGAAGGGCAAACCGTAAGAGAGGTTTGTATTGGATTACATGAGGCTATTATCAGCGCAGAAGGGCTAGATAATAATGTCAAATTTAAGTTTTTAAGAACAATAGGAGAAAGTGAATGGCGTTCCAATACAATGACCCCCAAACTGTTACTATCATGGATGGTGGGTCAATTATTGTGAAAAAAAAGAAAAAGGAGAGTGAAAAAAAATGATACCTGAAGATATGAAGAATGAAATAGAAAACAGCGCACAATATATCAATATGAGCGTAGAAGAGGCTATGGCTAAGTTCGAGGAGATTTGTGCCGAGAACGGAATTAGCGTAGATAATCCAATAGCAAAAGGGCTATGGAGAAACTATGTTGCCAATGTTAGAAGAAATAATAATGCAAATAAGGAAGGAAATAACAATAATGATTCCTACTACAAGAATGCATTTGGTTTCTTTATCTCACTAGACGCACCTAGAGATACATTGAGTTGGAACAGAAATCAAGCAAAAGAAGAATTCCTAAGAGATTCTGACAGTGCTTTAGAGAAAGGAATTGTAGCGGTGGCTAACAGAACAGCAACAGAAAAGTGGGCTGTTTCTAGATATCACAACGACAAATATGAAGAAAAGATTATCTCCGAACTTCCGGAAGGAGCAGAAACATTAGAAGATGGAAGAATATACATTCCACTAGATAATACTGCTACTTACATGAATGGTGGAAAGAATGCTAATTATGGTAAGCCTTTGGCAAAAGAACTAATGAGAAGAACAGGAATATTCTATGGTTCTCTAGGTAATGGAGAAATGAAGACTTATTTCTTTTCTTACAAAAATCAACCGGGAGTAGACTTTACTCCTAACACATTTGAGTTTGTTCACTTCTTATGTGTAGAAGGTTCTAACGGAACAGATATTTATGGAGCAAAGGATTTGACTTTGAACAGTCTTACTCTAAATACTGATTTAGACCCGGAAAGCGAAGTCTATCGTGATACATCTAATTATGATATTGAGCAGATTTTGATGAGTCAATTCTCAGATAAGTTAGTTCCTCTAGTTGATTTGGATAGAGCGCACATCGAAAGACAGGCTCTACCTTACAAAGAGAAGTTCATCATTACAGATGGAATGGTTACTAACATGAATATGACCCCATCTTCAAACGGTAATAGAATTATCAATATTACAGATATTGATTCAACTATGGACTATGAAAATGGCGGGGATGGAATTACAACCTGTTGGATTCCGGAACATATTAATCTAGACTTTGGTATAGGTTCTACTGTAATTGTTGTTGGAAGAAGCAGTCAAAGAACTACTGATGAAGGAGTAGAAGACGCTACTATCAATGTAGGCGGTCTTTTATGCACCGTTAAGACTGGTTCGGCAGTAGAAGTTTCACCACCAATGGAGGAAGACTTCGACTGGTTTTGAAATGAAACTCTTGTTAGTTTCCCCGTAGAAATGTCGTTAGGTGTGATTAGCCTAAGTTAATGGCGGTATGATGTGTTGGCGACATTACAGAATTCATGTCGGAAACTAAAGTTAAAGCGAGTGTAAATGTGAACTTGTAGAGGAAATTGACATTCAAATGGGTGCGAAGCCCATATTCAAGGAGAAAATAATATGATAATATATGGAAATGCAATAGAAACAGATAGAGCGATTATTCTTTATAAGAATATTCAGCACTACTCTTGGAAGAAGACTACCTCAAGTGATAACTCACTGAGAGAAGTAAAAATATATTCAAGTGCCGGTGTGATAATACAAGAAATGAGTGTTAATGACTTTAATTTATTTCATGCAGCATATCGGAAAGAAATGAAAATAGGAGAGTGGAATTAGATGTTAGGAGATATAAAGGCTAATAGATATTTGATTAAATCAAACAGTTATATGATTGATTTAGATAATGTAGATTTTATCACTTGGAAAGAAAATGAGAAGATAGCAGGAACATATTGGGCTAAATTACACATCGGTAGTAAGGATGCAAGATATGTTTGTAAAGATGAAGAATCTCTCAAAGACTTACTAGAGATATGGTCTAAAATTAAAGGAAAGAAAGTAGAAATAGATATAGATGAAATAATAGAGGAATGGTGAAACAATGGGAATAACAAGCGGAATGAAAGTAGATAAGGAATTGCAGAACAATGCTAGAGTTACTGCGTTTAGAGATAAGTTAAAGCAACAAACTGAGGCTAGGTTGGCTAGAAATAACAAACTAGTTTGTGGTATTTGGGGAGAACCTAAGACTGTAAAAAGCGGTATTGCTTTAGATTTTCCAGACAAGCAGATTTATGTTTTAGATTGGGATGATGGTTGCGAACCTACATGGAGACAAAACCATGAAATGACTGATAGGATTACTCTTTGGAATCCCGAAGTTAGAAACGCTAATGGTGAATTAGATATACAAAAGTCAGAAGCAAATTCAGAAGATTTTGTTTTAACAGTTAAAGAACAAATTGAGCAAGGAGAGGATGTTCTCTTTGTGTTTGATGGAGTAGATAAGTGGCTAGATTGTTGCACACTTCATGTTACAGGTAGTTCTAAAATCGGAAAGCCACAAAAGATGAAGTTTGAATGGGGTAAAAGAAATGCACCATTTTATTCTTTATTGGCTATGTGTAAGAATCTAAAGTGTGACCAAATATACATAACTCATGCTAAGGCTGATTATGGAGCAAGCGGTGAAGTTGTAGGAACTAAACCCAATTGGCACAACTGGGGAGACTATCTTTTCCAAGTAATTAACACTAAAAGAACTCTAAAGAAAGGAGAAGTTGTTTACAAATGCACACTAGAAAGCAGTAAAACAAACACTTCTCTTGTTGGTAAATCATGGGAAACTCTAGAAGTTGGCAGTGGTAAAGTCAAGTGGAATGGTGTTCCGGAACTTAGAGAGGGATTAATTTGATATTTACAACCGATAGTAAAGAATTACAGAATGCTCTAGATAAGATACAGGTCAAAGGGAAACATTTGACCACAAATGGTTTTTCTAATTCTAGTATAGGTTCTTTATTTTGGGCTGAATTGAAAGATAATTCTCTAAGTATTTGGAACGGTGACGCTACTTTTATTGTGGGTATTACACTTGAAGTAGACGGAGAAAAGGATGGTAATTTTATTGCTGATGCTAAAGAATTAACACCGTTTCTAAAATCATTTACTGGTGATATTAAGATAGATGTAGGAGATGTAGTCAGTGTTACTCAAGAGAATAAAGATGCTAATATTCCTAAAGTAGCAATACACAGTGGTTTTGAAGCGATTAGTAGAGTAAGAACATTGTTAAGTCATGTTACATATGAGGCTAATCCACAAACAATGTTTTCTTTTAACAAGAAACCATTTGAAGGAGCGTTTACTCTTAATGTAGACCAATTCAAAAACACAATCAAATCTTGTGAATTAGCAAAGACAGGAGTTTACAAGTTAAACTATGATGAAGGAGTTTCTACCTTTTCTAGTGGAAATAACACTTCTAGTAAATATAGCGAGAATGTTACGCCAGTATTTAATAGCGGTGAAAGTGCAACAGTAGAGTTTAGTGGGCCATTATATGCTTTCTTTGATAATGACCAATTATTGAACTTCTATGTAAAAGATGAGTTTCCAATACTAATAGTAGCCAATGATAGGCTTTTACTGAAAGCACCAACAGTAAACGGATAAGTGAATAACAATGAGGAATAATAATGATAATAAGCAGAATGGATGATGGTAAAACAATATACAAAGCGTGGAGAGAAAACAACGAAAGGAAGTTTGAGCAAGTAGAATTTAGGCCATACTTCTATGTAGAGGAGTCTGAAAAAGAGCCACCTACTTATCGCCCTAGTAAATATATCGAAAGAGATTTTGATTATGTTAGAGGCGATTGGATAAACATTGATGGAGTTCCGCTAAAAAGAGTATATGTAGATACTTCTTATGATATTAAAAAAGCCAAAGATATGTTCTCTAAAACATATGAGGCCGATGTGCCTTATCAGTTTAGATACTGTGTAGATGAATTACACGATATGCCCGAATATGATATGCGTAAATGGTATTGGGATATGGAGTGGCAACAAGGTGGAGAACATGATGGTAAGATTACTACTATTGTAGCGTATGATAATTACGATAAGAATTATTATCAATGGGTATGGTTTCCTAACCGAGAAAATGAACAAACATATGTTTTACCATATGAAGAAACTAAAAAAATCAAGAGAATATTTACTTCTGAAAAAGATATGCTTGAAAACTTTATGACAACTATGGTTGTAAAAGACCCCGATATGTTGATTGCATGGTTTGGAAATTTTGCTGATGTTCCTAAACTTCTTGAAAGAGCGTGTGCAGTAGGGCTTAATCCATTGATTATGTCGCCTATTGGTTCTATTAAAGGAGTAAAGAATACCAAAAGAGACGGCTATCAATTTATGTATCATGAAAAAGGTTTTTCACAAATAGAACAACCGATTGGTGGAAGAATAACCTTGAATCTTGATATGGCTTTTGAGCGTCAATGGAATGATTCACAAAGAGGAACATTACCTTCGCTATCTTTAGATTATGTATCGGAAGAAGTATTAGGTAAGAACAAATTAGTATCTGAAAAGTTCCCCGACCCAAACGAGTTTTATCGTAGAGCATGGTTAGAAGATACACAAACTTATCTTGAATATGCTTTATTAGATGTAAAACTAATGGTAGAAATTGATGAATCAAACTATTGTAGTGAGGCTATTCTAGCACTTCAAAGACTACTAAAAGCACCATTTGATGCTTGCTTTTTTGCTTCTCACATGGGTAGTATTTACTTCATGAGAAATGCTTGGTGGAAAGCACCAACAGGAAACAAGAAAGAAAAGAAACAAGCGTATCAAGGGGCTATGATATATGACCCACTTAGCGAAGGAACAAACGGATTACATCTTAATGTAGCCGCTTTTGATTTCGCAGGTCTATATCCTAGTATGATGATTGCTAGAAATATTAGTTGGGAAACTATTTCTGATGAGCCTACTGAGTTTGGAGTTAATATCCTAACTCCTAGAGATTTCAGCGAACCTGTAGGTGAGGATATGATTTACTTCAAAACAGACAAGTTAGGACTACTGCCTAGAGCAGTATTAGAACTTAAAAAACTAAGGGATGAATACAAAGCCAAAATGAGAGAGGCTAGAGGAAAACCAAACGGTGAGTATATGAAATGGTATAATAATCAAATGGCAGTAAAGAGGCTATCTTCATCTTTCTATGGCATCATTGGATTTACAGGGTTTAGTTGGGCTAATCCAAAACTAGCCGCTAGTATTACTGCTAGTGCTAGAGAAGCAATTAGATTAGCCGCATTTAAAGCAAAGGAGTTGGAAATATGAAAACAAAATATGTAACAGTAAAAGTAAACTACGATACAGAAGAAACATGGGATATTACTTTACAAGAAGTAGAAGAGATATTCCAAATGATGAATAACCTAAAGCGTAACGCTTCTATTATCAATATAGAACAGGGAATCAATCAAGATTCGAGTAAATTAAGCCTATCATTTCTTAATCAAGATTACTCAGAAAAAGATATGGAAGAGGATTATTATGATGATGGACAAAACTAATGAACTGCTAGAAGAATTATTAGATATGATTTCAAGGAGTAATAAGATATTAATGATGGTAAACATTGTAAATATAATAACAATAATAACGATAGTGACGGTGGTAATATGAGTGAAAAAAGAAATTGCGTTGAATGTGGTAAAGCCTTTACTTTAGAAATGACAGGGAAACATTGTAAAGGATGCCTTAACATTGATAATTGGAAAACGACATACCCACCAAGAGGTATTGAAGAACACATAATGGAAAAGGGATTCTTTCACAAGATTCTTCCCCTTGTTTGGATTCAAGAATCAAGGACAGGTCGTTCAAGCAGATATTGGGATGACGAAAAACAAGAATATGTGCAATATGAGGATGATGAAAATGAGTAAAATAGAAGATGAAGTATGTAGAAAAATTAAGGCTAGGTCTGAAGTAGGAAAAAAGAAGTATGGCGTAACTATGGAAGAAGAAGTTCTTTCTATACAAGAATGGCTTAAGCACTTACAAGAAGAATTAATGGATGCGGCAGTATATGTTGAAAAACTATTGGGGCTGATTGAATGAATAATAAAACAGAAAAAGAACTCGTCAATTGGGCTAGAAGATATATAGATGATGTTACTACTATCATGGTTCATAATGATGTAGTCTCATTATATGTCAATGGTAAAAGAATTGGAATTATTACACATCAAAGGATTGGTTAAGATGAAAGTAGTTTACGGACATACAGATTCAATCTATGTGCAAATAGATTCAGTTGAAAAGGCACAAGAGGCTATCAAAGAGATAGAAGCAAGTGTTAGAGAACACTTCCCTAATATCTTGGGTTTACAAGAACACCCTGTAGTATTAGAGTTTGAGAAGTATTTTGATGCTCTAGGTGTAGGGACAGTTAAAAATAGAAATGCAGGTATGATTACTTGGGAAGACGGTGAATGGTTAGATGAGCCTAAATTTATCATGACTGGATTTATTGCCAAGAGGGTTAGCGAAACTAAAATGGCTAAAGAAGTCCAAACCAAAGTCTTGAAAATGTGGGCTAACAAAGAACCAATGGAGAAAATAAATGCCTATTTGCACAGAACATATGTGAGCGTAAAAAATGGTAACTACGATTTCAAGAAGTTAGTTAAGAGAACTCGCCTAAGACCGGAAAGATTTACCGTAAAATGCCCGGATTGTAGTAGAAAATATAATCTAAAAGAATTGACAAAAATTACAGTTTGCGGTCAGAATGAGGGTAAGAATGGGATTCATAAGTGTGGTGAACCCGTCTCTTCCTTTACTACTGTGGAAGGAAAAAAGGCTACTATTGGTTCGGGTGTAGCGGGTGTAATTAACGCTTGGCAAAATAACAACACTAACTTTGATGATAGTTATGTATTCTTAAAAGTCAAGAATTCAAATATGACTTATGTAAATCCCTTAACTAAAGAAGTAAAACCTGCTGAGTTTATATCGGGAACTATCTTTGCTGATTTTAAGGATTTTACACCGGATTGGGAACACTACGCACAACAGGTCATAGATAAAGCAAAGCCTGTTTACGAATCTATGGGTTGGGATTTATCAGCAATAAGAACAGGAAGAATACAGAAAAGTTTGGAGGAATGGTTTTGAATAAAGAAGAATTAGAAATAAAGAAAAAAGAATTGATGCAACACTATGAAAGAATGTTGATTAATGATAAAGATGGAACTTTAGGAGTCTACTCATTTGTAGACCATCTTATTGCGACAATTGATTTCTTAGAACATGAAATCAATGACCTTAGATGGGGGAATAATAAATGAATACAGATGAAAAATACAAAGCGAGAATTGACTCAATGAAAGACTACAGTTATCAATGGCAACCGGAAAACTATGATGACCCTTCTAAACCAATACTGAAAATTACTAAATCTTCACTTGGTTCTTTTGATTGGTGTCCTAAGAAATATGAATTTAATTATATTGAAAGAAGACCGCAAGACCAAACCGAAGCCATGAGAAAGGGAACTGTTTTACATAATCATAGAGAAGCCTTCTTTCATGACTTTGATGTTAAGAAAGCAGAATCAATGAACAACGCAGAAGTTCTAGAATATGCTACAAGTCTAATGCCTGTAGATGATTACTATGATGTCTCCTTAACTGTGGCCGCTTTTGAGGCTCAAAGATTCATCGAATCTAGGTCTGAAGAAAAAACTAGTGAGTATCTTCCGATTGTAAACGAAGGGCTATTTGATGCAGAAATAACAATACCTGCGGATTATTCTAAAAAGTTCCCACTAGATAGAGACTATGTAATTCACATTCAAGGAATCATTGACCGTATTTTTATTGAGGATGGTAAACTTATTCCCTTTGAATATAAAACGGGAGCATGGAAAGATTACAAAGCAAGCGGTATGAGAAAGGAAATGGCTTTCTATCAACTGCTGATTGAAAATGCTAGTGATGAAGTTCTTGAAAAAAATGGATTAACAAGAGATATGGAAGTAAGTCACTGGGGTTGGTATTATCCTGTTTCTAACCATGTTCAAGTTGAGCCTATCAAGACTCGCTCAATGACATCAGTAAGAGATAATATTGCTAGGCTTATTTCAGCATACATAGAAAAAGAATTCCCTACCAAGTGGTTCTACAAAACCTGTTCTCATTGTAGTTATTTTGGTCTTTGTGATGCGGCAGGTGCAGATACATGGGTGTGATATTATGAAATGCAGTATATGTAAAAAGCAAATAGAAAAGAAATACCATAATGGAAAAATGTATTGGGATAGTGGCCATAATGCTGAACCTGTAAAAAGGGGAAGATGTTGTGACAAATGCAACAACGAAGTAGTTATTCCTACAAGACTTGGTATCTATAAATATAAAAGATTTCAGGAGGAAAATGTATGAAAGAAATAATAGCATTAGAAAATGAAATCTCTATTTTTAGTTCTAAACTTGAAAAAGGAGAAGGTTCAGAACACAAACTGAAAAAAACAATTAAGAAATTAAGAAAGAGATTAAACAAACTAAAATCCACACAGGAAAAAAATAAAGCCTTACAAGAAGGAGAGTCTGAATATTTTCATATGAATAAACAAACAGATTATGCAAAAAGGAGGAATAGATATGGATGAAAAAGATATAGTTTGGAGTAGAGAAATAAAGAACTTTGCCGCCTATCTATTTGGCTATACAGGGATATCTAGGAAAGCGGCTGATTGGATATACGACTTGCATGTAGGGTATGATTCTATAATGGAGACAAAAAGATACAAGGACATGATAAAATTACTTGAAGGAATGACAGTTTACTATGGTCATGATTATGTTACAGATTTTCTTAATGTTTTGGAAGATTATGGTGTGGAGGTGACGGCATGAAAGATATAATTAAACAAAAAGTATTATCCAAGAATTGGTCTTTTTCAGAAGTTAGTGATTTAGCAAATTCTATTGGCATATTAGCCAAAGAAATATACATTGAACTTTCACTTACTGAAAGATTTAACTTGGTAAGAGAAATAAGAATAAATGATAATATGCTAGGTAGACCCTTTGAGGACATATTTAGAGATATTGGACTAATACAAATACAGGCTGATGTAGCAGAAGTAATCAAGCAAATGTTAAGCACAGCCACAGTTAATTTTGGAGGTAATAACAATGAGATATCCGAGAGAAGTTTGGGCGGGAAGTCAAATCAAGAACGCTCCTCAGATGGCGAGAAAGATAGTTCTAACTAGACAAGCCTATGTTGATTTTGTTCACGCACAAAATAATAGAACTAATGTATATACAACAGTCTATGATTTTAGGGAGTTTTCTGAAAAAGCAAAAATAGATTCTTCTGTAATAAGAGATAGAATCTTTTTAGACTTTGATGCACATGAAGATAATTTAGATATGGCTTGGCGTGATTTAAAAATAGTAATGGATTTAATTCATCAAAGAGATTATGAACACACTTTCTTTTTTTCTGGAAGAGGATTTCATGTTTTTATCTTTGGAGAAGAAACCAAAGATATGAGAAACATTCAAACCTTCTTCAAAGAGATAAAAGAATATTTGGTTTCTAAAGTTGGCAAAGATAATTCTCTTGATGATAGAGTAGGGCAACACACTAGATTGCGTAGAGTTCCTAATACTGTTAATATGGCATCATCTGATAAAGAAGGAAATCCCTATTTTTGCATACCGTTAGTCAAAGAAGACTTAAACAATGAACTTAGCGATATACTACTTTTAGCGCAACGGCAAAGAATGATACCCTTCAAAAAGTGCGGAAATACGAAGGTAATTTTTCCAAAAGCACCCCCTATTGAGGCCATGAAAGGTGAGGTTTCTGTGCCTTCTAGTGTTGGTAAATTGCCTATGCTACCATGCCTGTATAATGCAGTCATGGTCGAGAATCCTTCCCATATAGCGAGAGCCTATCTAGTGTCTTGGTATCGAGATTTGATTTCGGGCTATCAAGACTTGCAGACATTGGATGATAAGGAAAAGACTCTAAACTTAGTTGTCGAGGAATTAGAAAGAGTGTTTGCTGATTCAGACTCGACATGGTTAGATTGGGACAAAAATACCACAAAGAAACATGCGAAGTTTACGGTATTCAATAATTACAATGCTCCTCACTGTGACAAGTTAATTAGCGAAGGATTTTGTGTTGGTAAATGTTGGAGGTTTCCTAGTGCTGATAATTGATTCTAGAGAAAAATCCAAACTGTATAAGTTAGTTATGCAGAAAGCCAAAGCACTCAGAATACCATGCGAAAAAAGATGGATTGAGATTGGTGATTATGTCTACGATGATGTTTGCTTTGAGGCAAAGTCAGCGACAGATTTTTTAGGTTCTGTTATGACTAAAAGATTGTGGACTCAACTCGATAATATGGATAGGCACTATCAAACGAATGTAGTCATTATTTATGGTGAACTCGATGAAGCAATCCACAATATAATTTCAAATTCTCCCAGTAAAATGCCAATAGGAACTAGAAGTATTATGTTAAATAATAAATTTCTTGGAGCAATAGGGAGAATAGTATTAGATACAGACATAAAGCCCTTTTGGGTTCAAACAGAAGAAGAAGCCGCACTAATAATAACAGCAGTAAGTAAAATGAAACCAGTAGAAAGAAACACAATAGCACCCCAAGTATTCAAAAGATTAACAACAGACGATTTAAGATTAGACCTATTAAGCAGTATCAAAGGAGTATCAATTAAAAAAGCAAAAGAATTAATCAAACAATATGGCTCTATTATGGAAATAGGCGAGTGTTCAGAATATGAATTACAAGCCATTGAAGGAATTGGAGAAACCTTAGCCAAAAGAATAATCTCCACATTAAACTCAGAAGAGAAGGTGAAAATATGAATGAAAATTATGACGAAGAAAAATACATGGAATCCCTAGAAACAAACGCAGGGGTTTTCAAAGAAGCACTACCGAGAGTCGTTAAAGACTTTCAAAAATCAGCAGTAGAAGTATCTCATTACAATGATATACCCGCAGGAATCAGTTTCTTTACTATACTAGGTCAGATAGTAAAGGACTTCATTATCATACCGAATGGTAGAAATCATGAAGATTCTAGGGTTCATTTTTGTTGGGTTCAGACTTCGGGAACGGGAAAATCAACACTTTGGAATTTTGTTGGGCCAGTAGCCAATAAAACATTTAAGAAAATCAACGAACTAAACTCCCATCCTGCTTTTATTAACAAAGATGGAATACCGATGACAAGGACTTTCAATACTTTTGGTGTAACAGATTATACTGATTCAGTATTGATTGGTAATTACTCAAAGGATACTGATGATGACGGGGAAACTACTTGGGAAAGAAAACCGGGTCTTCTAGAAGGAAGCGGATTAGCCCATTGGGATGAGTTTGAATACTCCGGTATTTTCAAACAAAGTCAGCATAAAGAAAACTCAATTGTATATCTAAATACTCTAATGAACAGTTTATCTGGTGAATCTTGGATTATTTCTAAGGCTCTAACTTCTTATGATAATCAAGTTATGGAATGTTATTGTGAGCGTTCTGTTTTGGCTATGACTTATCCACCAAGCAATCTTAACTCTATTATGGCAGAAAAAGGTGTTCTACAAAGGATGCTTCTATATGTCTGGGAAGTTCCGGAGTTTATACAACACAAAATGAGAACAGAACAGAACTCGAAAGCAGGGACTATAGAGGAAGTAAACTCACCAATTGACCAATATGTAAATGCTTTTATCAAATTATACCAAATCACAAAAGAAAGATTTGATGAAGTAGGTGGCGACCCTATCAAAACTATGACATTTACTCCGGACTTTAATGATGTTCTTCAATTAGAATACGAGAATATGAGAGCATATCTACAGAATACAAGACCCGATGTTGCGGCTATTGCTTCTAACTTTACAACCCGTTTAATGAAGATTCTAATTAAGATGTCAGTATTATGTAGCGTTGCTTCTGCTCCTTCGATTAAGAAAAAGGAAGACCGTTTCAAGGTGGGTGGTCACAATGTTAGACAGGCCGCTACCATCGTCCGACAATGTTATATGACATTGGTAGACTGGTTAGAACGAAGCCTAAGAGTGAGAAGGCAAAGCATAACGGAAAATTCGTTAGAAATGGTCTTTGCTAATGTTTATGATAAAATGAATAAAGATGACGAGGGATATGTCAATAAGAGTTTATTTTTGAAGGAAGTAAGAAACAAAGCCAAGAAATCTCAAGCACAAATATACCGCCACTACGAAGTAATTAGACATAAATTTGATGAGATGCGAATTGGAAGAAGTGTATATGTAAAATATAACAGGAGTGATGAAGAATGAAGTGGGAAAATACATACCTAGTATTTGAAGTAGCAAAAGGGCCGAAAGTGATTATTGATACCTTAAACACCTATGGTAATGATGGTTGGGAATGTTGTTCTCAATTAATCGTTGCAGGTTCTCAAATCGTTTGTTTTCTAAAGAGGAGAACAGATGTTGAGGAGCCAAAGGTGGATAAAGAAGAGGCTAAGGTAGCAAAACTTTGGGCTAGTCCATCTAAGGAATGATGTTAATGTCAGTCTTGGCAATTGACTTAGAAACCAAGAATATGTCTTATGATATTGGCGGGTTCTCTAATACACATATGTTTCAAGTATCTACTGTTGCTACATGGGATGGTAATACAGGAACAGTTTATGTAGATGAGCCTGTTGATTCCTTTGCTAAATCGGGTCATATAATTAAATCTCTTAGCGAATTAAAATATGATTTAGATGAGCATTTTGAAAAAGGAGGACTATTATTAGGACATAATATTGCCGCTTTTGACCTACCGATACTAAGAGACTCAATGGATATCTATTGTATTAATAAATATATAAATGAAAAACAATATATTGATACTTCTAAGATTCTTCTAAAAGAATTCAAAGAGAGATTCCAACTGAAGAACTTAGTTAAATGCACTATGAATGATTATAAATTAATGGATAGTGCTGATGCTCCTAAGTTGTGGAAAATGGGTCAATATGATGAAGTAGTAGAATACTGTATGAAAGACACACAGTTAGTATATGACCTTTGGAAATATGGTCAAGATAATGGATTTGTCAAGGCTTTTTCTATAGAAGAAGGAGAATTTAAAGAATTGGAGGTGAAGTGGTAATGACTGGTTGGGAATGGTTCGGCTTGTTTATTTTCATTACCATCTTGATGCTTCTTTTCTTTGCCGCTTTTGGTGGAACTAACATCACCGATGAAAGCGTTGAAGAATATATGAAGCGTCTGATGAATGAAGATAAAGGCGGCAATTGATGAAATTGAAACAAGTTTGTCCTTATTGTAAGGAACTTACAGTTGCTAAGAGACTGTTAGGTTTCTATGTAGGTTCTCCCGAACAGATAAAATTGTGGGAGTGTCGTGCTTGTAAGGGAATTTGGTCAGAAAAAACAATTTGAGGGGGGCTTCGGCCTCCCTCATTTTTTTTTGGTCTTTTTTTTGTTACATTTTTTTTCAATAGGCAAAATTCAGGGCTTTTCATCTTTAAGCAATATAATCCCAGTAGTTTGATTATCTTTTAGTCCTAATGACATAATCAGATAACCAAAAATAAAACTAAGAAAAAATGCGATTATGTATCCTATCATTAACATTCCAAAAACCTATTTTATCACAATAAGATTCATATTTATGTCTCATGGCGTTAATATATCCCATATACGATAGTGGATTATCTCCTACCCAAGAATCAAACCAGCCTATGTCCCAATGTGAACCTGCGGGAATATTCCAAGTTTCTATGTCTTCTTTGATTAAAGTAAACCTACTATCTTTTGCACAATAAGGCCAAACTAAATCTATTACATCTTGTGAGTTTTCTATAATCGTAACTGAATTGAAAGTATGATTATCAATCAATTCTTTGTTTAGAAAGCCTATACCTAAACCTGCTACTAATATATCTCCACTAGCATTATCCCAAAGCCATTTATGAGTATTATATTCCCATTGAGAATCTTTCATAATAGAATTACCAATACTTAGTTTAACTAATGAACATTCTCCATTATCTATTTCTATTTTCCAATTGCCTATTTCGCCTTCGGGTATATTTATTCCTAACATTTTATTACCTCATGTTAATGTTATTTCTAATGTATGAAATGCCTGTTCTTGATTATTTGAACTATTAGTTATTACTGCTTTATATCTTATAGTTAATACTTGACCTGCGGCTGGTGAAACTCCCATTCTTGCCCTCATATCAAATAGGTTTAGTGGTTCAAGAATAACTCCGGGAACAAAAGACGCATTTAGTATGCCTGTTCCGAGCATTCCCCAATTACTACTAACAGATGCAGGATTAAAGTTATTATTTGTTCCAGTTGCAGGATATTGTCTTGAAATTTGTAATGAATTTTGTAGAGGAAAATTAGAAGTAGAAACATGGCCTAAACCCGGAAATATTTGTATTCCTGCTATATTAGTGCTAAAAGAGTCAATTTCATATGAAATAAGAGTATTTAATCCGTTAGGAGTTTGTAAAAATAAACCTACATTTACAAATATTTCAAACTGAAAATTCTGATTTGGTGGGAATGGGCTTGGTTGTCCTGTTGCTGAAAGATTCAAAAATTGAATGAGTGCAGTAGCACTGACTGTATATGCACTTTTTGTTTCTGTTGTTGATATTGCAGAAATAGTCGGTGTGCTTAGTGAAGTTGTTAATTCTATTGGAGTAGTAGCAAAAGCCCTGTTAAAAGGAGGGGTAAACCCACCAGCGAAATCAATAAATTGCACATTTGAATATATTTCAGGAACAATACCTGCTGATGCACCAGAAGTAACATTATCAGAAAAATATGCTTGATTTAATGTAATTGGCTGAGGGCCAACTGGAATGCCACCAGCATTAGCCTCTTGTTCGGCACAAGAACCCGCAATAGCATTATACAAAGAAATCAAACTCCTAATGCAATCCAATTATTACTGCCGATAGCAATACAAGTTACACCGTTAAAGGTTCCAACGGTAATATTGCTACCTGCTCCATTTATAGCGTTTCCTCCATGTGCAACCGTAATGTTACCAGTTGTAGCATTTAGAATAGTATAATGTTCTCCGGCAGATGATGTAGCGGGTAAAGTAATTGTTCCACCCGAACCGCTATAAATTAAATATCTTCCTGCATGGGTAGCCGCAGTTAAAGTTAGAGATGTATTATTTGAAGGAATAGTATCTAACCTTGGGCTTCTAAAAAAACCACCGGATACAATTGAAGTTGAAGCCGTTATACTTCCAACAACATCTAGTGTTTCAGTAGGCGAAGCAGTTCCGATTCCTACTCTATTTAGACCAGAATTGACAACTAACATATTTGCATTTCCATCTGATTCAACTCTAAAGTCAATATCTACAGAATCTTCATTTACAACTATTTCACTAGAGTTCATTTCTAATGCTGATACTTTGCTATTTGCCTTAGCAATAGTTAGTTTTAGACTACCATTATGGGCGTTATTTGTAGCATTTTTTATATCAGCCTCAATTGATGCATATTCTGAATTTTGGCCAAAACTACTTGACGCATCCCTACCTTGAAATACAATTGTTCCCAATCCATCATTATCAGCACCAATACCTCCAGCACCACTACCACCACTTCTTCTTAAAACCATATTAGGGCCATGGTCTGCACTGTTGGTAAATGAATCAATTACAACCAATTCTCCTGTAAAATCTTTTTGAACATGAAGTGGTGCAGTAGGTGGATTTGGGCCAATTGCTACCCCTTCTACGGCTCCTCCTTGGGAACCTATTGACATTTGCGTAACAGAACTACCACCTACATTAGTTTGGAACTTTATCGGATTGTTTTGTTTAGTATTTTTAATAGTCACTCCTGCGTTTGTATTTGTTATATCCAATACAGCATGAGAAGGATTTGTCCCGGAAACTTCAAACTTACCGACCTTTACTCTATTATCGCTACCATCTATCGTCATGGCATCTACAGGAGTTCCCCCTTCATTGACATTGAATTTTATATCTTTATCCGATACTGTATTTTTTATGGTAATATCATCACTAGATTCTGTTATTGTAAGTTCAGCCGCACTACCTAGACTCAGTGATTTGACCTTTGTATCTCCTGTTCCATCAACAGAAAATACTTCCGTTAATGTATCAGTTAAGTCTCCATCAGCATCATCATCAGTTACTATCTCAAACCTCTCATCAGCCGTATTATCACCTAATACAAATCTAACATCTGCGTCTGCTATTTTATTATGAAAAGTAGTTCTTGTTGCGTTTCCTTCTACTGACATGGCTTCGGTATATCCCGAATTGTCATATCCAATACTTAGAGAGTTACTTGTTTTAAAATTAGTTAAGTATTGTATTTTTAGATTCTGTCCTGTTTCAAAAGCAATCACAGCAATAATAGTATCTCCATCTTGATAAGTGGCTACTTTGTTAGCGGCAGTAGGGTTTCTATGTTGTAATACATTACTAGAATCAACAACTAATAAGTGATATCCTAATGAGTAAGTTCCCGGTATAACTGGCCCATTTCCTCCTCCACCGTTAAATGTTCTACCTGCTACTGCTTGTAAAGCATTATCTTTGAATATATTTCCACTTGCTACAATAAAGGTGTTGTTAGTTATGCTTGTGATATTAAACCCATTTATTGGATATTTGCCCGTATTAGCAGAACTTAAGGCTTTAATTAAACCAGTATGAGGAAAATCTACGCTGTCTTCTATTTCTAAAGGACTACTTAATGTTGTTAATTGTGCAAATCTATTTGGGTTATTCATACTATTCTACCTCCATAATCAAAAATATCTCTAATGTCTGTGATGCTGTAAACGGGCCAACTCCGTTAAAATTTACCCTTGCTAGTAGGTTGTTATTGGAGTCAAATATTCCAGCCTCTCTAATAACCTTACCTGTTATATTACTTCCCGCTACTGACAATTTTACTTCAAAGGTATTGCTAGAAGTTGCTACTGCGCTGACTGTAGCAGATGCTAAATCTATATCTAGTGTGGTTGCTAAAGGAGAAGTATTATTTCCCCCTGTTCCTATCTTTCCACTTCCGGCAGAAAGAGTTACATTGCTTAGGGTGGTTCCACCCGATATCAATTTTACAAAATAGTCTGACATCAATTCTTTTGCTTTATCTGTTATCAAAATTCTTCCTCCAACAAGTCGGTTATTACAATAGACCCGAATCCAAATGGCGTAGTGTTAGTATTTAGTGTTAGTCCAAGGAATCCTAGAGTGTTGGTTGCCCCTGTATTTTCCCTAGTTCTTACTAATAGTTTAGACATCTTAACATCTAAATCTTCGACAAAATTAAATGATTCTTCTTGGGCATTAAATGATTTATTTCTAATTTGAGAACTATTTCTTTTACTGCTAATTAATAGTTCAGCGAGCCTGTCCTCTAAATTAATAGAGTATTTTCCTAAAGTAAGAGTAATGAAGCCCTGCATTTCATGTAAAACTTCTAAAACAATATATTGATTCATAGGTATATTTTCTTTGCTTATTTCCATAGAAACTATATCTCCTGCATTAATTAGGGTTAGATTTGTATGGTTTACCTTTACTTTTATTTTTTCATTTAGTCTAGAATGTAATAATAGTAGTTCCGTGGCTCTTTTATCTACCTGCTCTTGAGTTGTTAATAATGGTTCAAACACCTCTAATGTTTTTCTACCAACATCATTAACGCTTTTTATGTCCTTTCTATTAGATTTATGAGAGGAACCATAAACTATTATTTCATTATAAAACTCAAATATTGTTGTCTTCTTTTCATATTCTAATATTTTGACGGAACCTTCTGAAATATTATCCGAGATAACAATATTAGTGAATATCTGTGAATCGCTGTCGGGGAATATCTTGAATTTTTCATCTTCTCTTTTAATGGAAAGGTCTTTCTTTTCTAGAATATTGTTAATTGCTGAAAATAAATCTATTCCTTTAAAATCCGGAGAATAATATAATGGATATGTTCTGTCTGTAGATTCAAATTCAATACCTTCATTCTCCAATAAATCATTAATTATGTTTTCCGATTCTCTAGTAATTGTTACTTGAGAACCAATACAAGCCCTATTTGGTTCTATATTTAACTCCTCACGGGATTCTATAGTAAATGTTTCAGAAATAGAAACTACTCCCTTTTGCTTTTTAATTGTCTCAAATTTAACTTCTGCATTATCGTATTGGCCACTAGTAATATTAAACTTAGAAAGATATCTAGTATCTCCGTCACTGATATTCATTAAGTATTCATTTTCCGGCAAAACTTCTAGTGCCTGTGTTGGGTTTCTTAAAACAACTTGATTACCACTATGTTGCCTATCAGTATCTACTAAAACATACATGGATAGGAAAGCCTCATTTTTTCCTAGACTTGGTATTCTAGTCACTTCGCTGTTTGGAGTGTTTGATTTTCCTGCTTCTACTCCATCATTGATAAAAATAGAACCAGTTCCTATAAAATCGGGAATACTGTCATAACATCTATTTTCATTTGCTACCTTAGTATATTTACTACTCATTTCATATAGTTTTATTTCGGTTGGTGAGAAGTCATGAAAGCATACTTGATTAGGTTGAAATATTCTATAGTTTCCTCGTTGGCCACTAATCGGCCCTGTTCCTATATCAGTAAGTTCAGTGTCTACTATTAAATGATGCTCTTTCGTATTAGTTCCTACTTTATGAGAAACAACATAAGATATTAAATTTGATACAGAATTATTTATGGTTCTATTAGCAACATGGCTGTTCAATATATCCGGATAATTAGCACTACCAGCATATCTGATGGTTGATTTACCATTATCTGTTCTAGTTGCCTCTTCATGAACTAGATAACATCCTGTTAAGTCAATATATCTAAGCCAATCACCAGCATTTGTAGGGTCTAATGTATATTGAAATAAATTACCATTCACAGAAGGTATTGTAAAAGAAGTTGTTCCATTAGGAATATGCAGTCTAGGCTTAAATCCTAAGTGCGCTCCTGTAACATCACCGTTTGTATTTTGCCTACCTATATTATTTCTATTGCCACCCGATAGGCTTTCAGAATCGGTCATTGAAGCAAATGGTCTTACAGGACTATGACCCAATCCAGTAGTTCCCTTGCAATATACCGAAATTAAACTTACATTATCGAATTCCTTTGGCCCCGAAGAAGCATTAAAACTTCCATTGTGCTTAGTGTCAAAAGTAGTGCTTTCTAAAATAGCAGGAGAATTTGCTCCTTTGGCTAAAGATAGCCCCTCAGTAGCCCCACCAACTTCCCATCCTCCTAAATTAACCCCTACTGTGTGTTTCAAATGAGTCCCTTCCCCATGCGAAGCAATAGGAAGAGTAGGAGAATATTTTACAGTTCCAAACCAATTGTTAGGATTAGTTCCTATATTAAAATGAGTGGGTAGCATAAAAATAGCATGTCTATCGCTTATATCGGGTATCATTCCTTGACCATCTACGCTATTCGCAAATTTTTCATACCAAGCAGCATTTATTGTTGCGCCTGTTCCATCAAAGCCAAACTTATTACTGTTAGAAGGAGCAGAACCCCCTTTTGGTGTTAAATTGCTTTTATTTACAGCATAATATTTTTGAGAGTGATATGGCTCATTTACTTGAAGAATGTCTTTTCCTCCCCATCCTTCCATTCTAGAAGTTTTTAGAGTTGCTTTGTATAATACTGTTCCATGTGCAGGATAGTCTTTACCATTAGTATATGCTACAGGATGCTCTAAAGTTATAACCAGTGTGTTTGTGTTAAGCCCAACATATTTTCCTAATAAATTAAAATTTGAATCAAAAATATAGTCATTATTGCTAATATTAGCATTTAGTGAGAATTGTATTTTATTGGGCTGTGCGTTACTTGGTAGGCCACTACTAACCCGGTCAATTGTTATTGGGGTTGAACCGTTCATAAGTTGAGTAAACTCACTAAAACCATGCATTACTCCATTTGCATCATATTCTCTAGTTACTGGAATAACATCTTTTTCTGGATTAAAAATAGTATAATGAGAATCAAAACATAATTCTGTAAGTCTCATCATTCCACATCTCTTAAGAGTAGATATATCTAAATCAGAATTGATTGTTAATTTTTGAAAATTTTTGTCTTCTAATAACAACTGGCTTCCATCACTGAGATATGTTTGTTCTAATTTAGTTCCTTCACTTACTCTCTTGTTATCTATAAATAATATATTGTAATCCTTTAATATTCTATTTTGCTTCATTAGACTATCTGCTCTTACGGAAGAATAAGGATTAATGTCACTATTAGCATATAAAAATAATCTAGCGTAAGAATAATCTACATTTCTAAAAGCATAAGTAATTGGAGCAAGTGTCCTAAATAAGAAATTTTTGGGATATCTATTTCCGGATTTATCGGTTGCTGAAGAAGGGAGCATTTTGCTTCTTCCAGTTAGATATTCTCCATAGGGTCTGTTAAATCCTCTAGAATCAAGGTCTATTTCTTTATCTTGAGAATTAGTATTGATTAAATCTACATTATGAACTGATTTTTCTGCAATATTAGGTTTTATCTTATATGCATTAGCCACATAATTTAATTCCGAAACAGTATCGTATTGATTGATAGTTCTGGTTTGTTCTTCATTACTAACACCAAATGTTGTTGATTGAAGTATTCTTGATACATAATTAAAAGAACCGATTCCTAAAGAATTTATTTTGTATAAATATTGACCATATTTATTGGCAATATCTCTAACAGAAGCACTTCCGCCCTGTGCGCCTTTTATGTAATTTAAGAGATGTAGCCCGGAAGCAGACGACATGGGATGAATTAGTGATAGTATCTTTCCTCCCCAAAGATGTGAACCATTAGTAAAAAATAGAGAATGTTGTGTTTTAGTCATGGTGAATAATTTATTTGTTCCTCCTGCTACAAGACCCGTAACCTTTCTATCTAAGAAAAGTAGTAAGTGTTCCTTATCCACTGATGGGGGATTTGTTTGAAAAACAGTAGGGTCAAAAAGACTTTCATTTTGGGTAGCAGTTAGATATCCTTGGAAAATTTTTCCACCAGAATTAGTTTCTGTAAAAAGAGGCGTTCCGGGTTCTAAAGAAAAAGCAGATGCGGCTTTGGTAATTATAACATTATTATATGGAATAGCGAGAATACCTGTTGTTTTTAAATCAGTATGGGCGTTATTACTAGTTAGTTCTATATCTCCTATTTCTACAAAAGTATTATTTGTTCCCACGGAATGGTTTTGCTCTTTTCTTCCTAATGTTATTGGTATATAGGGTGCTAGTTGTATAGATGTAACATTTTCTTTTTTACTAACATTACATACTTCAAAATCTATTAGGGTATTTATTGTGTCAAAATTAGAGAGAGTGTTTTCTTGTTCATCTTTTAGTTGGGATTGGAAAGAAAGGTCTTCTCCCACTGAATTTGGGTGAAAGATATCGTAACCGATTGCTTTTGGATTAGTATTTTGCGAACTATTTGGTAGTGAAGAAACTTCTGAGCCATTAGCGGCAATAGTGAATCCACTATTGAATATTATTCCTTTACCTGCAAGACCTTCTAACGATGTTGGTTTCAAACTAGCAGTATAATTACTACTAAGTGCTTTACTAAATATATAGTTTTTAGTTAGTTCTACATATAAGTTTTCAGAATTACCCGATGATTCAGCAGAACTTATGTTTACTATTACATTATTACTACCATCAAGAGAAAAACCACTTATAGTTCCAACAATAGTAGTGCCGCTAAAAAGTCTTTTTCCTGTCATATTAGCAATGTAATTACTTGCTCCTCCTGTCATATTCGGCCCCGGCACTCCCAAATTGATTGATGTGTCCCCAAAAGTCCATGTCAGTGATAAAGAGCCTGTAGAAATAGGGGAAAGACGATTATAAGGAGATTTAGATGAATAAATTATATCTTCACTCAAAGTATAATTTTTGTTTACTATTGGTGATAATAACTTATTAAATTCATCTCTTGCCCTTATAGACATAAATGTTTGACCGTTTTCTTTGTAGTTATCTATTTCCTCTATCTCTCCAATAAACCTAACGATTTCAATACTATAAGAACCATCAATATATTTTATGACATTACTATCATATCCTTCTTTATCAAAACTAACAGTTGCTAATTTTTTAATTGGGTCTATAGCAGTAATATCTGCATCTAACAAAAGAAAAGCATTACCATTAAATCTTAATTTTATTCTTTTCTCTCTATTATTTACTAATTTAAAATCAGTAATTAAATTACCTTTAGTAGAAGAAAAAGCCCTACGGTATATTTTATCAGTAGAACTAAATGTAGGGCTAGTAACTGAAGAGTAAATTCCTTCTCCGGATGGTCTAACGAATAAATTACTACCCGAAGTATTTGTGCTTCGCAAAACAATCGCAAGATTACTTACAGCCTCAATTATGTAAAAATTATCATTTATTTTTATTTGGTCATTTGCTACGAAATAATCATCTGCTCCTGTTATAACTAATGTAAAATTATTACTTATAACACTATGAGAAGTAATAGTAAGTGGAAGTTCTTTCATTTCATCTAGTTCTGCTGTAAAAACTCTATGTCTGATTTCCTTTCTAACATGAGATTTTACCTTTTTAGATATAATTTTATGACTATCGGCTATTAGAGTTTCACTCACTCCGCTTCTTCCACCTATTGCTGATGATGTTGATGAATTGACAACATTGTATAATAGATTATTTTTTTGTGGTGAAAATCCATATGAAAGATAGCGATAAGGCCCATTGTTATCTTTGATGTATGAACTTCCATTTTTTGCTCTATCATCAGTATCTCTTCTAGCATGTGCTAAATATAGAGAATAGTCTCCTCTATCTTCTGTATAAGTAAAGCCTTCGTTACTTGTAGAGGAATCTTCATCATTATTTTTTAATACATCTGTTAAAGTAACTTTCATACTAAACTTGCTTTGGTCTATCAAAGCCTTCCCAAAGGAATCAGTGGTCAAAAATGCCCGTCTAGATGTTGCTACATTAAAAGTAATAGTGGCGGTTTGAGAGTAACTTTGTCTCAAGAAGTATTTTGTTTCGTGGTCTAGTTCGTTCTTTTTATCTAACTTTTCGTTAAAGAAATAAAATTGAGGTCTAGATAAAAATAATGTATCTTGCGTTATAACTTCTCTTTTTAGTCCAAATGAACACGCAATAATAGATGATGTCTTTGGCGGCCCTTTAAATATTCTAAAACTAGAACCCTTTGCTATTTCATCACCTAGTCTTGGCTCAAACTCAAATGAATCTCCTAATACATCATCTTTAGTAATTTGAGTAATTTTAGCAAAATGATGTTTTAGGTGGTCTTCTGAATGAACCAATACAAAATAATCTCTAGTGTTAAAATCTGTAGGATTAACCAGAATTCCAGTAGCGTTTTGTTCTTTATAACAACTTATTCTATATCCTTCTGTATTTGCTAAATTAGTATATACCGCTACTGCTCCTCCAAAATATTCTACATTTTCATTTGTAGTTCCTTCTGGATATACCATAGTAAAGATTCTATCTCCAACAAGAGTCCCAGTATTATTGAATATCTTGGGATTAGTTGGAACATTATTAGAAACTTGAAGATGAAGAACAGAAAGATTGTTGCTTCCAACATTTGGAATTCCTATAGCAGTAGCCATTACTCATCCACCTCTTCAAATCTAAGATAAAGCATTGTGCTATCTAGGTTTGGTAATAAATTAGTTAAACCGTTTATTTTATTTTTATAGGTATTTGATATTGCTAATTCATGGAGTTCTCCCATAAATTGTTTATTTGTTGTCGCTGAATTAGCCCCATAAGAACCAGTTCCGTTAGAACCAATAAAACAATCTGTCGAGGAAAAAGAAAATCTATCAGACGAAGCGGCAACAGTTAATTCCTGTCTTTTGATATTTAGACCATTAATATATAATTCAAGAACATGCTCTATTCCATTATATGTGCAAGCAATATGAAATGAATTATTTATGTAGGTAGGTTCTAATCTACTCCTAACAAATAAATCAAAGAAGGGTGATGGCAGTCCTGTATTTGCTGCTATAGTAAAACTACCGCTACCAACAGATGCAATAGTTCCTATGGATGTATATGTGGTTCCACTTCTTGTAAATATTTCTTGACCTACGAAAAATTGTGTGCTAGGAAACTGACCCGACCATCTCCCACTATTTTCTACAACACCTATGGTTGTTGCTCCAAAGGATGTATTTACGCTATTTGCTACAGCAAGTAAATCAAACTCTTTTTGACCTAAACTGTTGAATCCGCTAATGTTTGCATCAATACTCGGTGCGGCAAAATCAGTAGGTAAATTTTCTCCGTTCAAATTAGTAGTAGTAAAAGAGTATTGATGGGAAGTAGATGCAGAAATAACAATTGGAGTATCTACTACTTGTATATTATTTGCTGCGACTTTTATCCTAGTTCTAATAAAATATTTTGCGGGACTGTTTTCTAAGATAGTAGAACTATTTACCAAACTTATTTGAAAATTATCATTGTAAAAAATCATCATCTCATGATTTTTTCTGCTTGCTTTTGGCAAATATGTTTCTCCTTCTGATTCAGAAGTTGTAGCAAAAGTCTTAGGATATATTTTCTGTGAGTTTTCCATAGAAGGAGGGCTGTTATTTAATTCACTTTGATACCCGTTTATTTCATATGGGGTTATAATAGTTTCAAAGGTAAAAGAACCCTCTATATCCCAAACGCCTAACTTAACATCTCCGGGAATATTATCAGAATAAGATAATGTAGCAAATCCATTACACATAATAGGAAATATCAAACTTCTTTGTTTCCCTGTGTAAACTTGATACATTATTATCCCTCAAGGTATTAATGGTGCGGCTAATTCAAAAGTCATATTGAATGCAATTTCTGTTGTTTCTCCATCTAAAGTAAAATCAAAAGAACTAATAAAACCAGAAATCCCTTTGTGGCTTTGTGAATCTGGGAAAGTAGAAGTGGGCAAAGGAACTAGAGTATTATCTAATGAATTTGCTCCACCCCTAGAAGCAAAATTAAACGGTATTAGTTCACCCAAAGAGCCAATACCGGAACTTCTCATTACATAATTAGAATCTACATTAGAAGGTATTAAAATGACCAGTTCACTAAACGCTTGATATTCTGCAATACCTGTAGAATCTACACCACTAGCAATTAATTGTGCAGTTTCTTGTGCTGTAAACTCTAGAATTCTAGGAGTATCGTCATCCTTAAATTGTCTTTTTAATGTAGTATCATTGATAAAACCACTCAATTGAACTGTTTTAGAAGCCATACCTAAGTCTAGTGCTATTGTTTCAGACTCTCCTGTAACTAAACCGGAAAATGGAACATTAAAACTCGGATTTGATTTTTGCACCCCTATATTTACCGTATTTACTCTCAACGGAATGATGTTACTACCCGTTAAATTGTTAGCAGAATAGACATTTGTTTTTAGATACACATAATATTCAGACATTTCAATTACCTCATAGTGATGTTCTTCTACCCAATCCCACTCTCATCTCTTTACTTATTCTATCAATTACCTTTTTCATCTCTTGGTCGCTCAAATCTTTAGGATTGACATTAATGTTAAATGTGTTATAATTATTAACAGTTCCTTTTCTTGCCATATTTTTACTTTCTCTATTATTATGAATTCTAGAACCTGCTGGTAAAGAAACAAATTCTGGGCCTTTTTCTCCAACAAGAGCCATTCCTCCGGAGGACACCCCTCCCGTTGAAAAACCGGGTATTTTCTCTAATTTCTTCATTAGGAATTTTGCCGCAGCAAATACTACACCCATGACTCCTGCTATAATTAAAACAGGCGCACCCATGATAGCCGCTATTATTCCTGCCGCTATCGTTACTGCTAGAACTGCCGCCCTTGCTATTTTATTTCCCTTAGACATGAACGCTACAAGCCAACCTGTAAAGGCAGACCAAAGACCACCGATAAAATTACCAATAAATCCAATGGAGAGCATAACAACAGCATATAAAATACCAACAATAACCTTCAATATTCCAAACGCTACTTTTATTATTCCGGATAGTGCTTTATCTAACCCACCATCACCAAATATGCCATCAAATATTTCAGTAAGTCCTTCCCATATTGTTCCAAATGCTTCAAAAATAAAATCAAACGCTGGTTTAGCAAAGTCAATAGCCGCTTTTATTGCCTTGAATATAGTAGGGCCAATTGTTTTCAAGATAACTATTATTCCCATGATTACAAATAATCCCATGAACATAAATTTACCTGCTGACATCAATACTTGCCGAACTGTTCCTAGCATACTTGTAGTAAATTTCTGTATTTTTTGCGCTCTTTTTCTAAAAGGACTATTTTTTTGAGTATCTTCTAATGCTTTAGCGGCTTGCTCATGTTGCTTTTTTTGGTCTTTTACTCTACTACTTGCTTTTCTAAGAGCAGATTCCCGTTCCGCTAATTCACTTCCGGGTTGCGCCCTTACATCACTAAGCATTCTTTCAACAAATTCTTCTTGTTGTTGTCTATATTCTTCTAATGTTCTAGTATCTCCCAAGGCTCCGAACTGACCAGATTGTTTAACAAACGCTCTTTCTGCGGCAGTTCTGTATTCGTTTACTTTGTCTCTTGCCGCATTTTCTTCCTTTATTCGTTGTTTTAATCTAAACTTAGCATTCTTAGCCTCTAATTTCTGAGACTTTAATTTCTCTTTTCTAGAAATCTTTTCTGCTTTTTTCATATTTTTTATTGCCTGTTTAGTTTGTTTAGTAGACATGCTGAATAGTCCACCAAAAGCATCATCAGTGGAACCATCTTCCTCTTTCTTTTTCTTCTTATCTACAAACTTAAAACCGAGAGTTTTCTTTGATATGTTTACTAATTTTCCTAATACACTCGAAGTCTTTTCACCATCTTCGCTAACTCCTCTAAAAACACTACCAAGCCCATTAAAGGTTGTAGCAAGTTGATTAACTAATCTAAAAGCACCTCTAGGAAGAAAACCGTATATAACTCTTCTAACAGAACTTGCTTCAAAGCCTAAAATTTGCATTTGTTCTGATGCAGAAGTCATGAATAATGCTAAAAATTCTAATTTAGTTCCTCCTTGTTCTACATACTTATTCATATTCTCAAGGCTTAGACCAAACTTTACATTTTCTTTTTTGGCAAGACCTTGTTCTTCTGCTAATTTAGTAAGAGTTTTATTGAGTATTTGGGTTCTTCTAGTTAATCCCTCTACTTTTTTTACTTCTTCAGTATCTTTCTTAGCATAAAACTCAGCAATCTTTTTTCGTTTCTCTTCTATTTTCAATTGCTCCTCTTTTACTTTGTTTAATTTTTCAGTTTTTTCTAACTGTTCTTCTAACAGTTTATTGGCTTTTCTAAAAGCCCTCTTATCTAATGCTCCTAAGATAGAAAGCATGGTTTGTTCTAAACGACTTAGAGTGGCATCTAAGTTTTTAATGACCTCACTCATGCTATTACCTTCTGTTCATCTTAGTCTGATACTGTTTATCAAGTTTATCTACTTCTTCTGCTTCCAAGCGTTTCATTTCAAAATGTATTCTAAGCATATCAGTAACCAAAGAAGATGGCATCTGATATACTTCTAACGGACTAATTGAAAATGCTGTTGCTAAACTATATACAACTAATTGAGAGGAAAGATGCGGGGAACATTCCCCACCTCTTATTGCCTCCCTAATTAATCGTTTTTTTGTTCATCCTCCTGTGTGTCCTCTAGAGGATTAGGAAGAATATCCTTGAGTTGGTTGCCAACATAAGGAGTTAATTTTAGAATATCAATTGCTGATAGGTTGGGTTCTGTCTTTACGATGAAGTTCTCAACCATATACCTAAACATAGCGTTCATATCAATTTGAACATCTTGGCTTTTGGCGTCTATTTTCATTAAGGTATTCATAGCCTTATCTACTTCTAGCCATGTAGGTTCTTTTACCCACACTTTTAGGTATTCATCACTTTCGGGTGCTACTTTAATATAATGTAGCGTAGGTTCTTGTAGTGCAAAAAGCACACTCTTATCACTTACTATTTTCTTTTCCATGTTATCCACCTTTAAAACCAACAAACAAACAAACGGTGTTGGTGGAATTTATGCTTACTCAGCCTTTGGAGTTTCTTTCTTCTCCTCCTTGGCTTTCGTAGTTGTCTTTTTTGGCTGACGCTTTGGCTTTTTAGCCTTCTCTATTTGCGTCAATTTAATCAAATCTGCCCTTGATACCATTTAATCACCCCTGTAAAACCCAATGTGTTTTTACAACACAACCATCCATTGAATCATCGGTTTGGTTGGCTAATCTTCTCGGCATTACTGTTGCCTCAACAACAATCGGCCCTTTATCATCGGGTATTGGGAAATTGTTTGCAGAAATAAAGTAATCATTAAACTTCAAAGTAATGCTTTCTCCATTGGCTTTTGTAAAGACTAATTCAATAATCTGCGTAGTATTTTCTGAATCGTTTAGTAGGGCTGTATAGAGAGCATCATCAGTAACATGGCCAGTAAATGAAATTTCATATGTTCTTTCTGCTGGTATAGATTCTTGAACATCTTTTGAACCAACGCCTAAAAATCTTCTATCTTGTAAGTTGTTATTCATAGTTAAAGTCAATGTATTAATCTTCAAGAATGTGCTTCCTAATACTTTAAAAGTTCCATCAGAAAAGAAAAACGGTTCTCTTGTTTCATCTGCGTTGATAGTAGTTTCATAGTTAGTGAATGCTTTTTCATCGGTAACGCCTCTTCTAGCATCATATACTTCATCTTGGGCGAGGTCATGAACATTTCTTGTTGATAAATCTAAAGTCATCTTAACTTCTTCATTCTCATTAGCAGTCATAGTTAAAGTATTGACTCTACAACCTCTAGCGATTTTAACAAAGTTCAAATCTTCTGCTTCTGCTGAATTGTTTGTTCTGTAAATATTAGTTCCTGTTAGTTTAGATAGGTTTTGCTCTAGTGAAAAAGAAGGTAATAAATCTCCATCTTGTTCAGCAAAGGTATATGTAATTGCTTTTGTTAATGTAGTAGAGCCTGTTGGCCTGTCTAATTTATGGTAAAAATCTAATTGAGCATCAGTAGCCTCGAAGGGAGTAATAGGAGGACATATTTTATTACCGACTGTTCTTCTAAATATTGGCCCTGTTTCTACAATACCGGCAATAACAGCATCATCACCTGCGGCAACTTCGTTTGTTCCGGCATCCATAGAACGAATTAAGAAACTATTATTGTCGCCCGAAACATGAGCCAAAGTTTGTCTATGTGCATCAGTAGATAATGCAGTAGTCAAGGCATCTGTGCTACAAGTCAAGGTTGTGCATTTACCTAAAAAGTAATACAGCCATGCTCCATGATTAGCAACAAAATTAAGGCTACCTCCACTAAAAGAGGTAATGCCTTTATATTGATAGGTTTTATTTCTACTTCCACCTAGAGATAAATTAATCTGCTTTGTTTCAACTTCGGTTGTTGGGAAAGTAGCACTTTCAAGAATACCTAACCATTGGTCGGAAAGTAATCTCTTTGCTGTTGAAACGGGAGCAGGAACAGGTGCGCCATATGACTTGATTACAAAATAGTCAGTAGAAGCGGCTGGTGCAGAAGGAGTTATTGTTACGGAATTAGCATCATTAGAAGATATTCTGTGAGTGGATTGTAAAACATCATTTGTATCGTATCTTTCTAAAAGACATCCTTTATACAAATTAGTAACTAATTCAAAGTCAGAATCAAAGGTTGCATTTACTTGTATGACGCTTTGTTCTGAACCGTCTAATGCTCCTCCACCATCTTTCAATCCTACACCTAAAAATAAATCATTTTCTGGTATGAATGTTATGCTTGCCCCGCTTCCTAAAAATATATCTGTATTTGCCATAATTAAACTCCCCCTTCCTAACTA